ATGCTCTTTTACAGGAAATCCGCATACTTCATCTACGAAATCCTCATTCCAGTTGTCGATAACTAAGAACACACGGCCACATTCGATTTTGGGTGCTTCTGCATTTAAGCGTGTCACTTTATCATCCTTTGGTGTAATGGTCCTTGTTACGTTCAGTTTTGTTTGTGCAGATAAGGTTTGAATTACTGATAACCCGTTGGCTTTTGGCTCAATTTTAATCACCGATGAACTTGTATAACCGTTAGCGTTTACGAACGTAGGAACAAAACGGATAAGTTCTGGAAACTTCAACCATACTTTTTGAGCTTTCGTGATATACAAATAATTTCTAATTTTGCAACTGGCAATAATACCCGTCGGGTCGTTGTCTTTTGCCTTATCCGTGAACGCCGTATCGAGTTTAAAATTAATCGGTTCATTTCTTCGCATTCTTTCAAAATCTGACCGACTAATATATTGAAACCACTCCTTTTTAATGATGTTACCGCCGTCTTCTGAAGGTGATTGGTCATATTGATTTGCATATCCTCTTGACCCTAAATCAATCATTGCTTCGGTTAAAACACCTCTATTTAACCTATTACAATCAAGCAATCCATCAACATATTTTTCTTTCAACTCAGGAGGATTGACACTTTTTGAAACTTCAGCAGGTAAACAAATATGACGAATCGTTTCTCCTTTCTTTTCGAGCAAATAACCTGTTACATCCTTTTCATGTAACCGTTGCATAATGGTAATTACAGGCGTGTTTTCCTTGTTTACCTTACGAGAGGATAGCGTTTTTGTGTGTTCGTTTGCTGTTCTTCTATCCGTATCCGATGCAGCCTGTGACGGATTCAAAGGGTCGTCACTTATAATTACGTGGGCGTGCTTTCCTGTAATTGTACCACCTGTTGACGTTGTGTATCTCGCACCAGTTGACGTATTCTCATACGCTCCTTTTGCTGATTTGTCACGTCTGATTTGAACTTCTGGAAATAACTCTTTGTACTTATCCGACGTAATAATATCACGTGATTTTACACTATGCTCAATCGACAAATCTGACGAGTAAGAGTTGGTAATTATCCTAATACTTGCGTCTTGTGTCCAAAGCCACGCAGGAAACATGATAGTCGTAATGGTTGACTTTGTTGTGCCTGGGGGAATGTTAATAATTAAATCATACGGCTTTTTTTCACGCTTGACAATTGAAACTGATAACCGTTGAAGTTCTTCACACAAAAAAGGAATATGCCAATTGTAAACTGGTGGCTCTTTAATGACAACATCCCAAAAAGACTGAACAAACTCAAAAAAAGACTTTTGACAAGCCTCTCTTTCAATTGCTATTAATAGGCTTTTGGGTATGTTTATGCTATTTTTCAACTCTTCTTGCTATCAGTAATAATTGTGCTTTGTCTTCCTCGCTAAAATCATCAAGATTGACAACTTTTGCAGATGGGTTTAACGGTTGCCCATCTTTTCCAGTTAGTTCTGTTTTCTCAGGGGAATAAATACCTAATATTTTTCTTCTTTCAACCAATTGAAAACGTATTTCAGTCATATATCGAGGGTCGCCAAATTCAACCGTTTCTTTTACCCCTTTCTCAATTTCAGTAGGTGTGATTTTACCTTCGCTTTCCCCTTCTTTGCCCCCCTTTGAATCCGTTAGTTTCCCCTTTTGACGTGAGAATTTCAGCGATTGATTGGTTTTGGATTTCTCCCACGCTTCCCAAAGTTCTACGACTTGCATATCAATACGCTCAAGCTCTAACTGTATCACATCATCAATATTGGTAATGCGATTGTCCTGCCATTCTTTCAACAAAAATTCAATATCACCGTGAATAGTTGATGAACTGATTGGTTTTTTAGCTTCAAGGTAATCGGTTGCCATTGTAGCAATCTTACGGATTGAATAGCCTTTTTTATATAACTGAGCTACATACTCAAGCCTTGCTTCCTTGATTTTATTTCGATGTTGATTGCGTATTTCCATAATTATAGTTTACAAATGAAACCACGTCCTTGAAGCTCATCGAATAGTTTTTCTAACTCTTCTGAGTCTTCCGATTCGACCGTTAATTTTGCCGAATTACTCTTTTTTGTAGGTTTTTCTTCTTCCTCTTCCGCATCAAATGAAGTATCCCAAACCTCCATGCCCCAATCTAAAAGCTCAGATTCATCCCACTCATTCGCCAAAATATCAAAGTCGTTTTGACCAAAAGCAACGTTGTCTTTTACGGTGTATGCTCTTAGTTTTTCTTTTGGAGTATCACGGCTTAAAACTTTGCATGGCAATTCAGTAAAGCCTAATTCAACTGCAGCACGAAAACGCATATTACCGCCAATAATCACATATTTGTTCTTATGCGGATACACCAAAAGCTCTCGCAATTCAAGCATTTCGGGGTCGTCTTTGATAGATTTAACCAAAGCGTTGAAACGGTCATCTTTAATGAAACGAGGGTTTTTTGGTAACCCTTTGACTTGTCCTTCGTTGCTTTCTAAGAACTCTATTTTGATTTTTTGGCTCATGATGTATTTATATTGGTTCATAAGCTACTTCAAAAGCCTCTTTACTACATGGGTATATTTGACCGTTTACCCCAGTGATTAACATATCGCTTGGAGTAAAATGATGTATTTTGCCAACAACAATTATCAAATAACACTCGTCATTTTCATGTGTAACAGGGTGGCCATTGTACTTAAAATGCCAAGGCATTCCATTTACGATATTGCCTCCGTTATTTCTGCCATACTCAACGAATTCTTCAAATGTTATAGCCTCAATTTCAATGGGCTTTTTTCTAAATTTTGCCATAATTTTATTTTTAAACAGTTTATGAAATCAAGGTTTCTTGTAGATATAGATAGTATCTACCTTGTTATTATTGATAACCAGTTTCTTGATTGGAATAATTTGTTTTGATGACTCTAAGTCATTATAACCATAGTAACCAAGAGCCATATCAGTAATATAGATAATAGCCATTCCACCTAAAAAACATACAATAGCGACAATTACTATTGCTTCTTTTAATCCTTTTCCGTAGTCCATTTAATTTGATTTAATATTTCTATCTACAATATTTAAGATGCTTAGTTTTTCAAAATATTGGATCTTAAACTCTTCATAATTCATTAATAAAGTAAAGCAAACATCATCATCAAAATAAATCTTTGTGGCGTCTCCTTCAAGTTCTGTATCTAACTCTTTAGGATATGAATAAAAATGAGTGACTCGCCTAACATCAATCATTATAGGAACAATTGACGACTGTTTAGTCAATTCATTTTCAATAAATATTGTTGATTCAATGTATTGTTTCATCTTCACTTATTTTTTAAATACTTCTCTTCAAATTCTTTAAAATTCTCAACTTTTTGCACTCTCTTTTCTAAATCATCTATCTTATCAAGTTTTGCTTTCGTCATAGACCACAAGAAATTTGACAGGAAGAACACCGCACCAGTTGAGAATAAAATTTGACCAATACTTTTAAGATGCTCCATTTATTTACCTTAATTTTTGAGCAACAGACTGAGCAACATTATCGGCCAATTTGCTGAACAGCATTTTCACGAGTGATAATAATGCTGCAATAATTCCAAAAACTTTCGTGATTAGAGCAACGTGTAAATCAAAGCCAACCAATGTGGCGAAGTTGATTATTTCGTCTTTCATTGATAGTAATAAAGCGAGTACGCCAATTACTCCCGAAAGAATATTGGTAAGCCACGCAGGAGATTTTTGATTAATGTTTAGCATCGTTTTATGTGTTTAGTTGACTTACAATTGTGAAGCGTAAGGCTAAAATTCAAGGAGGTGATTTCACGATAATTAGCACAACGATTGCAGCAGCTTCAACGTAATTTAAAACCTTAGCAAATGCCAGCTTTCGGTTTGCTTTCTTCAAGGATTTTGAGTCCTGTTCGGATTTATTTTTGTAAACATTTCGCTCAATCGTTCGCACTAATAAATCACCTGTGGCACGCTCCAAAGCCGATTCGGCAATGCCTAATTTCTCCCAATACGCACCAACTTTTATTTTGTTTTCAAGTGCGTCTTTTGCTGCTAACTCCGTAAAAACATAATAACCCTTAGGAAGCATTTTCCTCAACTTTTCGGTGGTGGTAGTATCAGTTGTTGACGAACAGGCTATCAATGAGGTACTGCAAGCGTTCACCGTCTGAATTGCGGATATTGCTGACGTTAGCATTGACAGTGCTATCAATTTTACTAATCTTCTTTTGGGTTGTTGTGTCATACTTTTGAGCGTTAATGATGACGATTTGGGGCGTTTGCTTTACTTTATCATTGTCTTTTGTGCATTTCAACACAATCGGAATAATGATAAGTAGTAAGAAAGCAATAAGAATGAACCATTTATACTTGAGTAAAAACGGCTTCAAGAATTCAATTGCGAGGTTGAGCATGAGTGTAAAAAATTTTGTCGTTCTGCATACGCTTTTCAATATTCGCAATGTCTAATTCGTATCGTTTTCTTAGCTTGACCAGGTTGCCAGCTACTAATTCAAGTTTTGCGATTTCGACTTCATTCTTCTGAATAATCTCACTCATCTTGTAATTCTGAGCGGATATTTGATTAGAAAGAATCCTATTTTCAATAATAGCAGACTTATACGAAGTGTGGCACGTGTCGCATAGTCCTGCATTCCCAATCGTATCTTTCTGGATACCTTGATTGATGGCGTAAATGGCGGTGACTTTCCCCTTAGGAGAATTGGCAGTCTGTGAAGCATTTGACGACGCTTCAATTGATGTGATGCACGAGCCAATCAGAAGGCCCAAAACAACAAAAAGCACGAGACTAAATAAGTTTTTCATTTTGATGGATTTTTTTAAGGTTATGGATTCGGTTTAACCATCCACGCACGAATTTTCTTTGGCTTCCTTGTCCGAGCCGTTGATAAAATCCTTTGCGATACTTGAATATATAGTTATATAATTTTGATGGTTCTGAGTTGTTTATTGCGGCAATTGTCTTCTCTCCTATTCTTCCATCCGCTTTTACTCCTGCAAACTTCTGTATTGCCTTAATATGCTGGTTTCGGTATCCAGTACCGAAATTGATAGCCATATCAACGATAATTTCGGCAATGGCCTGATTTTGAATCCTGTCTGCTTTAACCAAATCCCAATAAATCTTTCGATAAATTGGTTTCACGTCGTCAATGGTCGTGTTTCTTAGGTCGTTAGCGTTCAGTTTTCCATTTCCGTCCTTATCGCAAGGCTTTTCGGAAACTGTAATTAAATTCGAGTTGCACCACATCTTATAAGTTGATAATGTTACTCCGAATTTTGTTGCTCCTCCCCTATCGTACTGTGTTACAGTGAAAAGAACACCTTCTGATTTAATCAAATGAGGGAAATACTTTTCAAAATCAGCACCGAAACACGAGGTGGTAATAGATAATATCAATAACACAATTGCAATTCTCATCAGTTTTAGCGGTTTGGTTTGTTGTTAGAGATTACTTAATGAAAATTGCTATCCTACTAATAATCAACACTATAAGAACAAGCATTTAATTTTCATTTTTTACAAGTTTCTGAAAATCAAACACTTGCATTGCATCAATATTGATGACGAACAAATTTAGAAAAAAAAGACTTACAATGGAAGCCCTTTATAATATAAATTTATATATTTGCATGAGATATAAATAAAATCTATAATGAAAGATAAAATTTTAGCATCGCTTCGCAACAAGTATAGAAATTTGGGGTTGAGCGACAAAATAACTGAAGGGATTGCAGATTTACTTGCACTAACTACAACAGAAGAATCACAAATCGAAACCGCAGTCGCAGGGGTCGAAAACTTAGCAAAAGGCTTTCAAGGTGATGCTGACCGTATTCGTACAGAAGCAACACAAAAGGCAAAAGCTGAGCAACAAAAAGCACAAGGGGGCGAGCAACAAAAGCAAGAACCCACAAATGACGATGTGCCAGCGTGGGCTAAGGGTTTTACAGATAAAATTGCCAGTTTAACCGAAGAATTGACGGCAATTAAGAAAGGAAAAACAACCTCAACACGCAAAGAAGTTCTTGAACAAAAATTGAAAGATGCTCCTGCTGCAATTAAGGCAAAAACCTTAAAGGATTTCGAGAGAATGCAGTTCGAGACTGACGACGATTTTAACGCTTATCTAACTGAAACAGAAACCGATTTAGGGGTCGTTGTACAGGAATTTGCGAACAAAGGATTGGCAGCACATCAATCGCCGGTAGTAGGCGGTGGAGCAACAGAAGCAAGTTTGGATGCTGAAATCAAAGCATGGTCTGGGGCTGGAAATAAATAATTAATCTATTTTTTCACTCTCAAAAATTCAAACCAATGTTCGAATTAAAAAAAGAAGTGCTTTCGGATGGAATTCCAGTTTGGCAAGGTGGCAATGTTGAAACGGCTCAGGGCGGTTTCATCTTGGACGCAACAGGCCTTTCGACTGGTGACACCGTAAAAGCAGGAACGCCAGTAGGTTTTGATGAAAGTACACGCAAAGCGGTTATCATCAAAACTGCAACATTGCAAGCAGATGCAACGAATACTGCAACAACTTATAATGTTTTGAAAGGCCATTTACTTATCGTTGGTGACAAGATTGGAGCAACAAAAGGCTCAAAATCTTACGCAATTACGGCAATTGATAAGACCAATACGGCTTACGATGTTCTGACAGTTGGCACAACATTAGGTGCGGCATTAACATCTGGAACTGCATTGTTTCAAACTTCGGCAACGGGTACAACCGCAGCGGATTTCATTGTTGCTCCGAAAGGGTTGACTTACGAAACGTTTGACGTTGAGCCAAACATGAGCTTGAGCGTAGTTATCAGAGGTACGGTTTATCACCGTCGTGTTCCAAAAGCATCGGCAGATTTGAAAGCTGCATTACCAAATATCATTTTCTCAGAATCATTCTAAGAAGTAATTATTTGAAAATCAGTATTTTAAATCATTCACAACCCTTTAAATTTTTACAAAAATGACTAAGATAAAGTCTATTTTTGGTGCATACTCCGATCGCTTACAAGTTATGATTGATAACTCGCAAGCACGATTTGCACCAACTTGGTACCAACAATATTTCCCTTTTGCCCCTGCTCAACAGTCTTTGACTTTTGTGTCGGCAATTGGACGTGCAAGAATTGAAGCAGCCGCTTCGGTTGTAGATAGAGATTCTGATACTCCACTTCGTTCAAGACAAGGCGTTGAAAAGTTCACTGGTGACATTCCTGCAATTAAGGAAATGTTCAAGATGAAAGAGTCTGATTATCGTGATTGGTTGACAATGCAAGCAATCGGAGTCGATGACGCAACAAAAAAGACTCAGTTGCTTGATTTCATGTTTAACGACGTGAAAAAAGTTGGTGATTCTGCTCACAAGCGTCTTGACATCTTCTGTTTAGAAGCAGTTTCAACGGGTAAGGTTTCGTTGACAATTGACAACAACTCAGACGGTTTGGTATTATCAAACCCTGTTGACTTGTTGATGCCTTCAACAAATAAAATTGACTCTGCTGTATCGTGGGCAACTTCTGCATCGGCAACACCAATTTCAGACATTGAGGGCGTTGTTTTATCGGCGGCAGATCGTGGTATTTCTTTTGAGAAAATCTTAATGCCGAAATCTTTATTCTTGAAATTCAAGAAAACAAAAGAGGTAGTTGATACAATGACTGCATTCTTCTATGGTCCAAAGCCAGGAACTGGTTTTAATCCTGTTGCAGTTTCAACGCTTGCGAATGTAAATGAATACCTTTCTGCTAACCAATTGCCAATCATTGAATTGATTGATATGCCAGTTGGTATTGAAAAAGACGGTGTTATCTCAACAATTCGTCCTTTCAACGAAAACAACGTTTCATTCATTCCTTCTGGTCAATTAGGGGAAATCAAAAACGCAATTGCAATTGAGCAAATTAAGCCCGTTAGCGACGTTTCTTATGCTTCATTCAATCGTGCTTTAATCTCAAAATGGTCTGAAAACGAACCGTTTGGAGAATGGACAAAGGTGGAGCTAAACGCTTTCCCTGCATTTACGGCAATTGACTCGGTTCACATTTTAACGGCAGTCCGCTAAGAATAAGACATGGCAACAATAAAGGAAGTAGTTGAAGCAAATCTTACTGATTTCGGTTTTGAAGTTTCCGCAGTCACGCTTGATTCTCATTTCGTTAAAACTGGTGGTGTTAGTAGTGATGTGTACTCTGCTGATAATGCTAAGGTTGCCGACAAAGTGATGTATTCAATCATTCCTTTATTGTTGCTCATGCCCGAAGTTTCAGAGGGTCAATTTTCTAAAAAATACAACGTGGCAGGAATAACCACTTTTTACAAGTCACTTTGTATCGACCTCAATCTTCCAGACAAACTTAATCCACAACCCAAAATCGTTAACAGGTCTGACCGATGGTAAAGCAATACCCATACGAGCTATATGTATTTCAAACTACTGGCGACTATCAAGATGGAAATGGTGATTGGCAAAACGGCACATCATCATGGAATTTGATTTCAAAGTGTCGTGATGAATCCAACACTAAATCGGCACAAATCAGATTGGAAGATGAAACGGCTTATACTTTCGAGTCGCTTATTCAAATGCCAAAATTAACGGTAACTGTTGAAGTTGGATTGAATTGTGAGGTTAGGGATTTAAACGGAAATATAAGAGTAAAAGGAACAATTAGAAGATTCTCAAACGACCAACTTCACACAAGATTATGGCTTTAAGAGCGAGTTTTTCACTTGAAGATGTTAGGGCAAAGTTTGAATTAGCTCAAGGTTTGTTTAGGCGAACGGTAATTAAAAAATTTAGCGAGATTGGCGAGCAGTGTGTAAATATGTCTCGTGCATCATTGAATATTGATGCAAGTGCATTTCCTGTTGCTAAATCATCAAATGCTAAAAATGAACCAAAAGCATTAAAGCAAAGAGTTTTAACCAAAAAGGAAATAGCCAAAAAAATAACTCCTCCTACTTTTGGTGACTACTTGGACAATACGTCAAATCTTCGGAATTCAATTGGATATTTCATTGCAGAAGATGGTGTGATTCTTAAAGAAAATGGAAATTCAACGGCTAAAGGGGTTGCTATTGAGGTGATTAATAAAAATACAAGTGGATTTGTACTTGTAGTAGTCGCAGGAATGGAGTACGCAGCAGCAGTTGAAGCAAAGGGTTACAATGTAATAACATCATCAGAAAAATTTGCAGAAGGAGAAATTCCGAAATTAATAGCACAACTCAAAACTCAATTAGAAAGAAGAAGATGAAATCAGCATTGGATGCAGTTGATATTATTTACCAAGTTGTTGCTTCTTCGCCTTTAAAAACGGCTATTAATGGCACTGTAAACAAGCTAAAACGTCCGACTGGTTCAACGAAAGAGGATATTGTAATTAATTCAATCGTCCTTGGAGATACCAATTTTCAAGAAGGTGTTTTCAATGTCAATATCTACGTTCCAAACCTTTCAATTCAAAAGTCTTCTCTTCCAAATACGGCACGTTTACGAGAATTAGCATTATTAGCAATGCCTTTATTGCAAGAAGTTTCGGGTGATGATTATATTTTTTGGATAGCATCGCAAAGCATTTTTGAGGAAACGGATATTAACTATCATTTTCTCAATACAAGAATAGAATTTAGATTTTTAGGATAAAACTATAAAACAAAAAATTTATCATGGCAAAACCATTCACTTACGGCTTAGACTCCGTAGAATTTGGAGACGTAGCAACTGATGGCGGTGTCGCTACCTCTTTTTCATCAAAGGGCCTAACGTTCAAGGATTCATTCGAAATCGCATCGGCTGACCCTGATGTGCAGGAATTCATGTCGGAGGAAAACGACGACCCAGAGGTCTCGATCTCAACACAGGGTAAGAAGATTTACAAGTTTCAATTGATGAATCCTGGCGTTGACGAATTCGCATACTTTTTAGGCGGAGAAGTTATCGCAGGACCTCCAAAATCTTGGGAAGCTCCTGACCAATCTCCAGTTGTCGAAAAGTCAGTAAAAATTACCCCAAAACAGGGTCACATCTTGACAATTACCCGTGCAAAAATAACGGCAAAGCATACGGGCAAGTATGCAAAAACTGGCCTTGCCATGTTAGATATTACCATTACAGTAATGAAACCAACTAAAGCAGGTGAGCCGTCAATGACTGCAACAGAACAGTAATTCAATACTGAAAACTTAAATAAAGGCTAAACTTAAAACTACGAGTTTAGCCTTTTTTGAAAAAAATGAGCATACTCAATTTAGAACGTGAAGAGCTTGATTTGATGGTTGACAAAGGCGTAAAGTTCACCGTAAAAAAACGGTCAATTTTACGGTTAATTGGCTCACCAGAACGAGAATTTACCATTTACCAGCCATACCTCGGAACATTAGATTTGCTTTCTCATGAGTTCTTAAAAATAGAATTTGATGAAGAGAAATTAAGAACCGACGGATTAAGCGAAAGCAAAAGGCTTGGTTCAAAAGCCGCTAAAGTATTAGCCGATATTTTGGCAATTGCGGTGCTTTCGGATAAGTGGAAAATCAAGTTATTCAAGTCGTTTTTATCTCAATATTTTCTTTGGAGAGTAACACCTTCAAAAATGTTAGAGCTCTCAATGATAATCAATATAATGATGAACCTTGAGGGTTTTATCAACTCTATCAGATTGAACGCAGTAAACAAGACAGCGAGCCCTCCGAAGCTGATAGAGACGAATCATCAGGAGGATTAAAAAGCCCATACGGTCAACGTGGAAGCATTCTTTCAAATTTCGGGTGGACGTGGGAATACTTACATTGGGGTATTAGATGGACAATTGTTCAACGAATGCTGATTGACGCACCAACATTTAAGTCGGGAAAGAAAAAAGGTTCAGAAGGCTACGTTGAAAAAATACAAGCCGAAAAAGAAGACTGGGAAAAGATGTTATCTGACATCCCACTAATCAAGAAAAATCAATGAATAACTCAAGTGGAGCATTAAGTTTTGACGCAATTATCAATGACTCGGATTTTCAAAGAAAGTTCGATGAAATGGAGCGTCGTATAAAAGGCTTCACAAATACGGCAACATCCGAAACTAAGAAAGTTGACGACCAATTCCGACTTCTTGGTACTGCCATTGCAACTTACTTCACAACCGACGCACTAAAAAACGTAGCAACCCAAATCATTACAGTTAGAAGCGAGTTTCAGCAACTTGAAACGGCTTTCCGTGTAATGTTAGGCTCTAAGGAGAAAGCTAATGCCTTAATGTCTCAGGTTGCCAACTTAGCAGCCGAAACACCATTCGGATTAAAAGACGTTGGCAATGCCGTAAAGATGCTTATTGCTTACGGAACAAGTGCCGACTCCGCAATTAAGACTTTGCGAATGTTGGGTGATGTTGCTTCGGGTGTATCCGCTCCGATTAATGATATTGTGTACCTATATGGCACTCTGCAAACTCAGGGGCGTGCGTATGCGGTTGATATTCAACAATTCGCAGGTCGTGGTATTCCGATTTACAAGGAATTAGCAAAGGTTTTAGGTACTACACAAGACAAAGTGAAAGGCTTTGTCGAAGATGGAAAAGTCGGCTTCAAAGAAGTTGAAAAGGCTTTCCAAAACATGACTTCACAAGGTGGCTTGTTTAACAATGCTATGCTTGAACAGTCAAAAACAATTGGTGGTTTGATTTCTACATTGAAAGATAACATTGACCAAATGTTTAACGACATTGGAAAAAATCAGGAAGGATTTATTGCTGGTACTATCAAGATGGGTATTGATATGACTCAGAATTACGAGAAAATTCTTGATGTATTGACCGTGTTAACTGCAATGTATGGGGCATATAGAACAGCACTTATTCTTACGACAGCAGTTGAGAGTGCTTTGATTGCTTCAAAAGTTGGACTTACTGCTGCAGAAGCACTTCATTATGGCTGGTTGGTTCTCGAAAAAGAAGCACAATTGGCATTGAATGCCGCAATGATGGCAAATCCTTATGCAATTGCTGCGGCTCTTTTAGTTGGATTGGCTGGTTCACTGTATCTCGTAAGACAAAAAAGCATTGAATTAAAGTCTGCTTCTGAATTATTGAGTCAAGCAAACGCAGATGTTACGAGCGGAGTGCAAGCACAGTCTTCTGAAATAAATCAATTAATTGATGTTTTACATAATAAAAATATTGCTGATTCTGAAAGATTAAATGCTTATAATAAAATTAATGCTATCACTCCAACAATTCTAAATGGATTGGATTTTGAGAAATCAAAAACTGCTGATTTAACGGCAGAAGTATATAATTATATTGGAGCATTAGAAAAGAAATTAAGATTAGAGGCAAGTCAAGGCAAACTTAAAGAAGCATTAGATCAGCAGGCAAAAGCACAGGAACAGTTTGATAAAGCCATATCAAATAAAAAAAGTAAATCCGCATTTCCAACTCCTGTAAATATGGCTTCTGGATTTTATCAATATGATAAAACAACTGGAGCTAATAACAGAATCAATGATGCAAGTAAAACTTTATTAGAAGCAAAGTCAATTGTATCTGAAATAAATAAAAGCATTGAAACTATTTATAAAGGTGATACAAAAGACGGATTAAAATCTAAGATTGCCAGTATTGAGGCTCAAAAAAAAGGAGTTGACAAACTTTCTCTTGCTTATAAAATTTTAGAAGAAGAGGGTAAAAAATATACTAATCAGTTAGATAAAATTGCCGAAAAAGAAAATAAAGGCAAGAAGGATGAGCCAGTCGTAAAAACTGCATCTTGGTATAAAAACAAAATCAAAGAAACGGAAGAGTTACAATCAAAAGTTGATGCAACTTCTAAAAAATATTTAGAATACCAAAAACAGATTGATGGATACGAAAAGATATTAAATCCTACAAAATCTGGCGGAAAAGGTTCAAAACCAGAAGAAATATTTCCATTTGGTACCATTAAATACTGGGAACAAGTATCTCAGAAAGCAAAAGAAGCAATCGAGAAAACTGTTCCATTAGCGGAAAGGCAACGTTTAAATGCCGTAGTTCTTGACGCTGACCGCAAAGCGGAAGCATTACGCAAAGAGTTAGTTATCAAGTCATTTGATGAAGAATTAGAGGAAAAGAAAAAGCAGTATGACCTCTATGAAAAATGGGTGCAATTCGTCAGCAAAGAAAGTGCTGATGCTCAGTTTTCTACCTTAATTCGCTCAAATAAGACTTATGCCGATTGGTTGAAAGGTCAGATTGATACCTTACAAAATCAGCAAAATTCGGGTATGATTTCGGAGCAAGGAAAGAAAAACCTTGTTTCGCTAAATGTTGAATATGCTTCCGTAACTGGTGGAAAATCGGCGATTGATGTCTTTAAGGATGGACTCGAAAAAGCAAAGTTTGAAGCTGGATCTCTTTCAAAATACCTTGCTTACTTACAAACGCAACAAGAAAGCCTAAGAGGTGACACCTCAACGAATGGTATCTTGAAAAATCTTGAAATTGCCCTTCAAGTTAATCAAACTCAACAGGCTATTCGTGAGGAACTAAAATCATTTCTCGAAAATGCTAACGATTACGAGACGCAAGTTCTCAACATTCAAACTAAATACTCTAACCTTAGAGCTGACTTAGATGCTCAGTACTCCGATAAGAAAAACGAAACTTACGTAAAGACTAAGGAGCTAATTAAAAAGGCTGAGGAAGGGGAATTAAAGGACGTAAACGATATTAGAGATAGAAATTTAGAGTCGTTTAAAAGATTGCAAGAAACAATTTATGAAAGCAATAGGCAAGGTTTAAAATTAAGAATTGAGCATGAAAAGGCTGCTTTAGGTGACATAGTAAAAAAATACGGCGAACAGTCTAAAAAATACAAAGAAAAAGCGGAAGAAATAGCCAAACTACAAGAGCAACTACACAAAGATACTTTAACCCAAATCAACGACTTCGCAGCCTTAGCGAGTCAATTAGGTTCAGTTCTCCAACAAGCAGGTGGTGGATTTGCTCAATTAGGTGGTTTGTTATCGGGGCTTGCCAATTCGGCAAAATTGATAACGGTTTCTTTTGACAAATCCGCAACAACGGCTGACAAAGTTCAAGTTGGCGTAAGTGGTATTATTTCGCTTGTAAATACCCTTATTTCAGCATCAAATCAACGTAATCAAGCTGAAAAAGAGTACCAAAACAATGCTTTAGCCTTCGAACATAATTACAAAATGGCTATCAATGAGCGTATCGGCTTGATGGCGTCTTCGGAGGAAAACGTATTTCTGAAAAACTACCAAGGCCGTTTGACCGATTCGTTCAAAATGTTCAATGATGCTTCGGCTAAGTACAAGGAAGCATTAGCAAAGTTAAATCAAGGGCAAGCGAAAACAGGGCAACAAAACAGCGTGAATTGGGGAAATGTAGGCTCTGCAACTGGTTCGGGGGCTGCGATCGGTGCAACAGTTGGCTCAATAGTTCCCGTCATTGGTACAGCCATTGGTGCAGGAGTTGGGGCCGTTGTTGGATTTTTCACTGGTTTGTTTGGTGCAAAAACCAAAGACGACACTTTCGGTTCACTCATTCAATTATATCCAAACCTTATTACTCAGTCGGCAAACGGTCAAAAAGTTTTTAACAAGGATTTGGCTCAAACGCTAATCACCAATAACCAGGTTGACGATGCCACAAAACAATTACTTCAAAATACCATTGATTGGACCAATCAAATGGAGAAAGCGAAGGAGACAGTTAAGGGTATTATTTCTGAATTAGCTGGAAACTTGGGTAATAACCTTCGTGATTCATTGGTAAACGCCTTCAAAGAAGGAACGGACGCAGCAAAAGCATTTGGCGATTCTGTAAGTGGAATATTAGAAGACATCATTTCAAAAATGATTTTCAACCAAATATTTTCTAAGGCTTTTGAAGATTTAGAAAAAGAAATGATTAAATCCTCAGATTTAGCTAATAATGGCGACGGCTCTTGGATTGACGATTTTGGAAATTTCTTCTCACAGGCTGATGGGCTTTGGCAACAGTTTTACGAAAGCCTAAAGACGGCACAAAAAGAAGCAGGAAAATACGGATTAAACATCTTCCAAAAGACACAAACCAATACGGCAACGAATAACACAGTTTTGAGTGGAGCAATCAAAGGAATGTCGGAGGAAACGGCGTCAATATTGGCTGGTCAGTTCAATGCTATTCGTATCAATTCAGCAACGACCGTACAACTAACCCGTGAAGGGGTTGGATACCTTCAAAATATATCAAAATACTCAACTCAGTACTTGCCATACCTTGAAGGGATTGACGCAAAATTAAAGACGCTTAACGAAGCCACATCACTAAGGGCAAAAGGAGGATGATACAAGAATTAGTTCAATACGTTCCTTTCGATGAAGCATCGGGAAACGTAGCACATGACCTTTCTGGAAAAGATAATCATCTTAATATTACAGGCAGTCACGAGTGGGAAGTAGGAAAGAAAAACAATGCAATTCATCTTGAAGATACTGAAGGGGTTATCGAGATTATCGGTTCAACTATTGTTGATTTAGAAGAAGATTTCACTTATACTTTTTGGTTCAAAGCCGACATTGTTGGTAGTACTCCAACTGCCACATGGCTACTATATAAGTTTGCAGGAGAAGACAATTATTTGTATTTGGATGCTAATACAAACGGCCGTGGTTGGACTTATGTAGCTATTGTGCAAGAAGGTAGATCTGTATCACTATTTATCAATGGCGTAAAAACAAGTAGCGAAGCATTTCCTTCTAATTGGGGGACACCAACTGGATTTGTTTTCCTAAATGATAATCCTAATAGTTCGGGAGGATTAATTAGCATTGACGAACTGAATGTTTACAAAGGGGTTTTTAACGACTTCATAACGCCACCAGCGACACCCATGGAAGTAATATACAAGATACATTACGAAACGTTCAAATCATTTGGCGTTTTCGTAAAACAAGGAGACGGTTTTTTTGATGCACTAAAAATGAAAGAACCGTTTAGCGTTGATTGGCCAGATTATCACGGTCAGGTTTTGGATTTGTCTGACCCACGTTACGAAGCAAGAACAATCACGCTTGAGTGCTTTTGCTACGCACGCACCAAAGAAGATTTTGACGAAAAAATCAAGCGTTTTATGAATATGTTCTACGGAGCAGGAACAAAAAGGCTTTCTTTAGATGCGAGTGGTTTGATTTTCAATTATGAAATCTACATGGCGGCAGAATCAAAAGTAAAAAAACGTTTTCGCTCAATTGATATGGTTGGGGAGTTTACTCTTGAATTAATCGAACCGCAACCAATTAAGCGTATTATCTATTTCTTATCAGCAAGTGGCAATAATACAATTACCGTAAGTTTCACAACTCGCAAGCCATTATCAATTTATTGGGGCGATGGCTCAAGATTAGATAACGTCATCGGCACAGTAACCAAAACGCATACGTACGAAAGTAATGGCACAAAATACGTCATCATTGCTGGAGTAATAGAAGAAGTAAGCAACCTATCAACAAACGGAATCATAACGAATGGAGCAAATAGTTATTTCTAAGGCAAGTGATTTGAGTGAAACACTTTTGCGGTCGCTATACCCTATTATTTCCGTTTCCGATGCCAAACAGGTAAAGGAGTTAAACGGAGCTAATGAGGTTAGCTTGACCGTAGAAAGTGCCGTGCCTTTGGAGCTAACAATTGGCGACTATGCGGTGATTTTTGGCGAAAGATACACGATTAATCAACTACCAAACCCAGAAAAAAAAGGTGATAGAAGATTTGTTACAACCATCAAAATGGAGTCGGCTCAATACGATTTGTTACGAGTTCAATTCTTTAATACCGACGTTAGTGGATTCAATACTTCTCCTGATTTTACTCTTACAGGGAATTTAGCATTTTTCTGTGGCGTGGTGGTAAATAATGCCAATAGGGTTTTCTCCGGGCAATGGTCAACTGGAAGTATGTCGTCCACTGGCGATAAGACGATTTCTTTCAACGAAGACAACTGTTTGGGGGCATTACAAAAGATTTGTCAAGAGTTTGAAACGGAATTCAAGGTTAGCCAAAGCAGTGATAATAAGTCAATCACAATCGGTACTTTCGGCTCTATATTAGGCACAACTTTCGAGTATGGCAAAGGCAAAGGATTATACAATCTTTCACGCCAAACGCTCAACGATAAGAGTGTTGTCAATCGCTTATACCTATTCGGAGGAACAAAAAACATACCGCCAAACTACCGAAATTTCTCGCAAAGATTGACGATTCAAGGGGGTTACATCCAAGATAATGCTTCAATTTCAGCTTTCGGAATTATCGAGGGCGTAAAGACTTACGAAGATATTTTTCCTAAAAGAAAAGGTACAGTCACATTCGTAGGCGGTCAATTAGTTTTTGCCGATGAATCTATGAATTTTGACATCAAAGACAGTCTAATTGAAGGAATGACTGCAAAGGTTTCTTTCGTTTCGGGTGGTTTGTCTGGATATACTTTTGATGTCAAAAAGTACGATGCAGCTTTGAAAGCATACACTTTAATGCCGTTTCAAGACGAGCGTGGATTGGAATTGCCATCAGCAACATTGCCAGGTTTTACAATAGATGTTGGCGACGAATATATTTTGGAAAATATTCTTTTGCCTTCTTCTTATATCACAGAAGCGGAAACAAAACTTCTTTCTGAAGGTCAAATTTTTCTTGACCAAAACAAAGCTCCACGTGTTCAATATTCACTAACGTTTGACGAGTACTATTTTAAGGATTTATACAGTCAGAGCGGCATTACTAATGTTTTTGAGGTTGGCGATTATGTTACGATTAATGATGAAGATTTGTCAATCATCAACGGTACAACCCGAATTATTGGCATTGAAAGAGATTGTCTTTTTCCTTACCGTTATGTACTAACTATTGCGGATTCTTACGAAATAACGCTAATTGAGAAGATAATTGCACAGGGCAAAACACAAAAGCAAATTATCAAACTCAATAAGCTATACGACGCTACAAAGGCAAAGATAGGCTGGAGAAATACGCAAGAATTACTTGCTATGACCTTTGACACGGATGGATATTTTGACACTGGCAATATTAGGCCGTTATCAATTGAAACGTCAATGCTTGTTGTAGGCGTGAAGTCTCAACAGTTAATTCTACGTGTTGTGATTGAGCCAAATTTTGAGGGAAACATCAACGTCGTGAAGGTCAATGCAGGAATTTTGGTGCAGTACTTGGTTGAAGAAACAATTAGGACATGGCAAATTGCAGCACAAACGGTCACTATTCCAGACAACGGTGCAAGGTATATCTACGGAAAATGCCATCGCACTAACTATAATGACGGTATGCTCATTTTTTCAACTGAGCAAATAAAACCTGATGACGATGCCAATTATTATCACTTTTTAATCGGTGTTCTTCATTCGGTTACGGAGGGCGTAAGATGGATTTCGTTGACATACGGGGCAACCGCAATAAATGGCCGTTTCATCAAAACAGGTCGTATTCAATCATTTTCTGGAGAAACTTACTTCGACTTGGATATGAACGAAATTGCTGGAAAGATTTCCTTCATTGATGCAAACGGTGATTATGTTGATTTGGACCAATTTAACCAAGACGTTCTTGACTTCATTAATACTACCTATACTGGAGACAAAACACTTATTCAAAATCAAATTGACGGTAAAATTGAAGCATGGTTTCAAGATTCTGACCCTAACACTTGGCCAGAAAGTGAAAGGGCGGCACACAATGGTGATATGTGGTATCATCTTACCAATAAGAAGCTGTATCGATACAAGGCATCAACGAATACGTGGGAAAGGATTGAAGATCAAGACGCTTTGGACGCTTACGAAGCAGCTTCAAAGGCCCAAGACACCGCCGACGGGAAAAGACGTGTTTTTGTGGCTGAGCCATATCCTCCTTATGACGTTGGCGATCTTTGGACGGATGGGACCGACCTTCGTAGATGCGTAACCACAAGGCTAACGGGGTCTTATAATCCACTTGATTGGAACTTAGCAACAAGGTACGATAATACCAAAACTACAATCGACGGTGGTATTGTCACGAGTGGGCGTATTCAGTTGGCAGGTGATGATTTCAATATCAAAGCAGGAATTACGGGCCAAGGAACTGATGACTCATCAGTGCGTTTTTGGGCTGGCACTGACTACGGAAATAGAGCAGTTGCACCATGTAGGATTCTTCAATCTGGAGCAATATTCTTCCGTCAAAAATTGGTTCTTACTAATTCATCAAATGATGAGCAAGCTGGAATTAGTGGTGACGATGGTTCGGGTGATACAAACGTAAGATTTTGGTCTGGTAGTAATTATGCAAGTCGTGGCTCTGCTCCGTTTAGGGTTTTTGCTGATGGAACTTTTGTCTCTACAAAAGGCAGTTTTGGAGTCCTTCAAATTGCAGGAAGTGAATTAAGAAACGATTTCAACTCGGACGCTTCAATTATAATTAGAAAAGATTGGATGAGCCAGTCAGTCGCAATCGGAACGGATGTATATCCGCCAAGTGGCGGCAATAAAGGAACAGCGAAGTTCGAGCAAGGTGCATCAAACGGAAGCGGGTGGAATATAGGAGTTGAAGCAAGAGCCTTTGGTTCAACATTCCGAAATGTAGCATTGTATGTTTCTGAAGGTGAATTGCTGGCAAACAGAGCAACACTTAACGGAAGAAGTACATATTCAGAAACATTCAACGACAATACGAATAGGTCGGTTGATGTGAGTCAATATGATGTACTTAATCTTTTCGTAAATGGATCATACCCAACCGCAGGCGTTAATTTTGTTGGGGGAGTTTCCGACGGAAAACAAGTAGTTGTTATCAATTCAAATAACGCCAAACCTGTTTGGGTTTGGTCAACTGCAAGAGCTGGAAATGTAGAACTGGCAGGCGGTGAGGTGGTAACATTTGTTTATTCGGGTGGATATTGGTATATCATCTCAAGATACAATCAAGATTTTTAATTATAACCTTATAAAATTATGGGCTTAATAGCAGGTGTTGGCGATTTCGGGCTAACAGAATTACAAGAAACCACAGTTATTGCAAAAAACACGGCAACAACAAAAGCATCGGAAGCAACTGCATCGGCAAACCTTGCAAAAGAAAGCGAGGATATTATTCAAGCGATTGCGGAAGATACCGCTTTGGCAAACCAAGCAGCACATGAAGCCATAAAATTAGCACAAATAGCCAATTTGCAGGGTGTAAGATTAGGAGGATGGAACGCTTTAACAAACTCACCAACGCTAACAGCTGACGCTTCCTCGGTAGCTACAGGAGGGTATTATGATGTGACTGTTGCAGGTACTTCATCTATAACTGGAACGAGCACCGCATTTGGAGTTGGTGATAGAGTTGCAAAAAGTGGTGCCACTTGGTATAGAATCCCTTACGCAATTTCAGAAAAAAGTGTTGGAATTGCTCAGACAAATTTCATTCAAAAAATCATTGGTAAGAATTTATTCAACTATCTAACCGCAGTTGATGATTTTTACATGGGTGATAACGGCACGCCAGGGGCAAGTACAACTTATGCTTACTCAGATTTTATTGAGGTTGAATCATCAACGCAATATTATGGGGCATCGGGGTCAAATGGTATGCGTTTTACGTGTTTTTACAACTCAAGTAAAACCGTTATTTCGGGTGGCAATGATGGATTTACGAACACATTTACGACCACATCGGCAACAAAATATGTAAGAATTACAGTTTTCAAAACCGACAAACAAACATTTCAACTGGAAAAAGGAGCCGTCGGGACTGGTTTTGAAATATACGCTGAAAGAAATGTGTTAAGCGAAAACATTGAGGCCGCAAATAACTCAATTGCTTCCGATTCTATTAAGTCAGGAGCAATTACACCCGAAAAGGTATCTTTTTTAGCCTTAGGAAAAAACAATTTCAATTACCTTACGGCAACCGATAATTTTTATGTTGGCGAAAATGGAGTAATTGATGCAAGTGCTACATACTGTTACTCTGATTATATTAAAGTTAATCAATCAACAGATTATTACGGAATTGGCGGTGATTTAGGTATGCGTTTTACGTGTTTTTATGATGAGAATAAGGACGTAATAACGGGCGGTTCTGGTTCACTTACAAACACATTTACGACCACTTCAAACACCCATTTCGTAAGAATTACAATATTTAAATCAGCAAAACTGACATTTCAATTAGAGGAAGGTACTTCAAAGACAGACTTTGAACGATACGGGTACAAATTTGATACAAACACTATTAACAATGATGAAGTAAGCCCAGTTGAAATAGCGATTGCACCAAAATTGTATACATTGAACAATGCAGAGCTTGCAGTTTACTATGAAAACATTCATAAGAATCCAAAGCTCTTTGAAGGTAAATGTGAAATAAGCGGAAGTTTTGGAAAACAAACCTCACAAAGTACGAAATTTACGCCTACGTCAACAGGTACGTCTTCGGTATCGGTCACAACGGCAAATGACGACTTTGATATTGTCAATACGACAAATTCAAGTATTGTTTCGGTAAATCCTACAAATAACACGGCGGTCAAGATTCTGAATTTTGGCGACTCACATACATACGGAAGAACATTCACCTCTAAGTTAAGTGCTATTTCTTCTAATGTTACGTTTTTGGGAATCCGCACAAATCCTACATTGAGTATTCAATGTGAAGGAAGGGGTGGATACACTTTGTCTAATTATTTCACCTTGCAAAAAACGAGTAATTTATTTTCTCCATTTATGCAACCAGGGGGAGCGTACAAATATTACGGAGTTACGGGATTCTGGAAGTTAGCAAATGCCTCAACGCCAGACTACGAACACGGGTATTATGATGCAGTCAAGTCTTTATTCAACCCCACAACTGGATACAAAGCTTCACCAGCAACAAATGACGTAATGTATGACGATACGGCAAATGCTTTTTATTTTTATAACGGTAGTGCATGGGCGACTATAACAGAATCTACCCTTGCATTTAGCTTCAATTTTGCTAAATATCGGAGCGTTTGGGGTGTTGAAATGCCTGATATTATCCATGTTCACTTAGGTACAAATGACTGGTACGCAACTCCAGTCTCAGGAGTTGATATAAGAACCGAATGGAACGCCTGGAAGACAAAAATTGATACATTCATTACAAGTGCAAAGGCAGATAATGCGAATGTTAAAATAATTATTGGTATCCCTAATCCAAGCGGTAAGCAAGGAGGAATCGGAATCTTAACGACCGAAAAAAGTAACAGGAATTATTGGATTCACGCAAAGAATATAATTACTCATTATGCTAATAGAGAATCTGAGAAAATATACGTAGCCGACTACCATTCAACGATAGATAGAGAATGTGCGTTTTCGTTTGATGCTGAAGTTCCTTTTTCAGAATACACAGGCACGCACAGAAACCAGTTTATGCCAGACTTCACCCATTTAAGTGTTGACGGTTATAATCAGATGGGGAATATTTACGCCGCAATGATTCAATTTTTACGATAATTCCAAAATCATGGGCGAGCCAATGGGCGAGTAAACAAAAAGGACTTAGATAAATAAATATCTAAGTCCTTTATTTTTAGGTAGTTACCTTGAGCCTTCTATCGGGATCGAACCAATGACCTACTGATTACAAGTCAAAAGCCAAAGTGTTTTTATTACTTTTTAGTGTTTTCGATTAGTCTCAAAAAGCACGTTTAAATAAAATCAAAAGCGTTTTATATTTTTTGTTACTGTTCAATATTGTTTGTTAATTGTGTAAATTGTGGGCGAGTTCTTGGACGACTCACCCCAATATTAAAGAAACGAACAAAGTTAAAAATGAACATAAATATAGCAGATTTCAAATTAAGTTTTGATAAAGTGGCAAATTCTTCTCTCCTATCGCTCAAGCTAAGAGTTTCGCATAACAAGACAAGAAAAAGATTCGCTTTCCCATTGAAAGAGCCAATCCTAATTTCAAAAGAAAACCTTGACAAATTAATCAAGTATCATCAAACGCAAAATCAAAGAACTGCCGAAGACATTCGGGTGATTTACGCTAAAATTCAGCCTTCACTTGAAAAAGCTCAATCAATAATTGATACCTTAAATCCCTTTTCATTTGAAAAGTTTAAAGCTCAATTTTATGGTGAAATCGTGGACACTGGCGATAATTCTTTGGTGAGCATTGCAGGATTTACGGCAAGCGAACATTTGAAAGCTGGAAAGGTAACTACCTCAAATTTATACATTAGTGCGGCAAAATCAATCCAAGAATTTGCCGACCAGCTTTTGCCTGGGCAATGTGCAAAATTTTCACTTTCCAAAATAGACAGGACGGTGAGACTTGGCCACATTACAGAAGAATTTTTGCAGGATTATGAAGACTGGATGATTAAGAAAAAAGGCAAAACGCCATCGACAGTAGGCATCTACCTGCGTAACGTTCGAGCAATATTTAATGACGAAATTGCAAAGAAAAATATCAATCCAGATTTGTACCCATTTGGAAAAAGGAAATATGTTATACCATCGGCGGCCAACACAAAAAAAGCAATTCCGAAGGAAAGTATTATCAAATTATTAGGATACGAACCATTGCCGAATATGGAAATGGAGCAACGTTCCAAGGATTTTTACACGTTTTCATACCTTTCAAACGGTATGAACATGGCGGATATTCTCAATTTGAAATGGGAAAACGTAGATTTTGAATCAAGAAAAATAACGTTTGTCCGAGAAAAAACAAAAGATACAACTAAGAATCAGCAGGTTACGATTACGGTTCAAATGTTCGATGAAACCATAAGAATCATTAAGCGATGGGGCAGTAAGACAAAAAATGCAAGTGATTATCTGTTTCCCTATTACACACGGACTATGTCGCCAGTTGACAAACGAAGAGTGAAGGCCCAGTTTATCAAAAGTACAAATTATAATATGCGGAAAATTGCCAAGATTTTGGGCATCACGGAAGATCCTCTAACCATGTCCGCACGTCATTCCTTCGCTACTATAATGATGCAGAATAATAGTCCAATTGCCTTAATTTCTAAGCTATTAGGCCATACCGACATGAAGACTACGCAAAATTATTTGGATAGTTTTGAAGATGGGAAAGTAAAGGAGTTTTTGGGAAATTTGTTATAAATGAAAAGCACCATAAAATTAGAGTGCTTTTTACTTTTCAAGTCTTTTAACTTCCCTTTGAATATCAACTAAAAACGGATACCATTTGATTCTGTCAATAGAATATGTTTCACTTCTAAATTCAAACTTATCTAAATCCTTTACCCATAACTGGCGACAATAAACTTTTACACCTCTAATAAAAGTATAAAGCTGAATGTGTTTTGCTTCACTTCCGTATTTGTCACGAAAATGAATTGATTCATGGTCGAGTTTATCAAAAACGATATTTCGTAAATTCATAGCTAAAACATTTCCCCCTTACCAGTTAAAAGCCAATGTGCCGAAACCCCAAAATCATTAACCAGTAACGTTAAAAAACTCATTTGAAACTCAGCTTCTGGATTGGCCCTAAGTTTGAAAAAGTTGCCCTGATTGAGTTCGTATTTCGTGGCAAATGACTTCTTCCCTCGTAACATTTTGCGTGCCACCAGTTCGTCAATTGCCTTAAAAAAACGTCTATGTATTTCCTGTGATTGTGGGTTTTGCATTCTAAAAAGGTATCTCTATGCTTTGATTTGAGGTTTTAATTTTTCGGTTAAGTTGGTACAGCTGATAAATATCATCATGGTTGCCTTCATTTGCCACCAGTTCAGAAAACAGGTCAATGGCCGTAAAATAAAACCCTTCAAATTTTGCCTTGTGAGCGTTAAGTCTTGTTTGTTTGTTCATCTTGCTATCTGTTAATAATTTTCATACCTTTGAAAAATAAAGCAACTATTTTTCATAAATTCATGAGAGTTAGCACAAAAATTAAGACAACTGTCAAAACTGATAGTTTCAAGTTTGATACTTTGGAAGAGGTAAAAAACGGACTTTCTCAATTCGCTACTGATAACATAAGCCAACTGCCAAGTAAATCTTATGTTGTGGGCATTACGTTGATTGAGATTGAGGAATTACCATCATAATTGAACTATGGCATCCCAAGTAATTTTGGCAAATAATTTAGTGCTAATGGGTCTCTCTCTTTAAAGTATTTTTGTGCATTTTCTGGAATCCAATGGCTATCAATAAATTCAATAAAAATTGGCAATAATTCATTTTTATATTGCCTTGCCTCAAGTTCTAATCCTCCCTGAAACTTGTGCATATACATTTTATACATATCTGCCATATCTGGGTGATTTTTCTTCAGATAGGTAGAGAACATTTTTCCAACACTTGTATCTGGTCTCATTTCTTTTCCATCAAAAGCCCTATTTGGTATTTGGTAGCCAACCCTTTCAAATCTTCCATAAAGTCTAATAAAAAGCTCACTAATTACAGAAAAATGCCCTTTATCTGTCCTATCCCAATTGTCATTGTACCTGACAACAAAATTTGGGGTTTCGAGTCTGTTAATACCATAACTTCCTTTTTTACGAATAGCTGGTATTACCTCTTTTGTTACCCACTTTCTAAACTGTTTTGCAGATGGCTTACTACTTTTGAAAATTAAAGCATAAAGTCCGCTCTCAGAAATTATAGACTTATTAGGGTTTCCAGAAGTACCATCGGTAATAACGATAGTACTTTTTTCATCATCATCAAGTCTGGAAACGGCATCACTTGTATTTTTAATATCAAGCAGTTTGCATACTTCGCTTGCTACAAACCAGACCTCACCTCCAATTTCTATTGTTGTTAAGTTGTCTAAGTGGTCATCATCTTCTTGGTACTTGAACACGGATAATTGCATAATTAAATGGTTATTAAATATTTAAAGTGTACTTTTCAAAATTTCAACTTTCATTTGCGTTGTGTCTGCTGCTTCGTCACTCCAAAGCGACCTATGTTTGTACGATACGGTATAACCAACTGAAGGTTCGCCAAAAACGATTGGCTTTTCGTCTTCCTCTTTCTCAGAGCAGGAAATTAATAGCAGGGTGAAGAATAGTTTTTTCATTTCATTTATTCTTTTGAGTAATCGGCACTCATGATATTAATAAAGCTATCATAAACCGACCCTTCGCTTGTAAATGGCTTATTATTGTTTACGGTAGTAGTTCTTGAAACTGTTAATTTTGGGTGAACGTAGGTATATGTAAGTATTTCTTTTGTACCGACCAGTTTCGTTTTCTCAGTAGCACTATAATATTCAACCTCATTGTTGTTTATGAAAACAAGCATCTTATAAACGCTTGAACCATCAACAACACTCTTGAAGGAGAATGAAGACCAGCGTGAGCCAACTAATGTTTTTTCAACAGGTTTTACTTCTTCTGTACTTTTACAGGCAAATAGTAGAATTGAAAGAATGATTGTAGATGTTATTTTTTTCATTAATTTTTTGATTTGTTTATTTTAATAAGTGATTTAGCATACTGATTTTTATATGATTCGTTATCGGGGTATTTATCAATGAGGAATTCAAGAAACTCGTATTCTTCATCAATCATTTTTAGCTTTCTGTATATGATAAGCATTCTTTCAATGTCGTGTGCAAATCTATTAAACGGCAAGTCTTTGGAGAATCCAAAAGAAACTGCTTCTTTATATAATGGTAAAGCCTTTTCTGGTCCAAACTCTTTTTCCGTACTTATTGCTTTATTCCTTAAAGCTAATATTGAGTCATCAATGTCTCTTTTTTCAATTGCTTCATTCCTTCTTTTTTCAAAGTCAAGTAATTTTTCAGTTTTTACGGATACAGTATCTTGGCTATCCCATTCAGCATTAAAAATTAAATCGGATGTTTCGCTATCAATTATTCCAAATTCTATATAATTAATCAAAAAAGAAATCGAAACTTCCGTATATCCCTTCTTTTTAATTATGTACTTTTTATTCTTTTGATATAGCTCAAACTTGCCTTTAATATCCTTTAGTTTATCGTTATCAATTGGAATACCTTTAAACTTAGCCTCAATGGCCCCGTTATAAAGTCTTACCAAGTCATCATCAACAACACCAGCTTTGATATACTTTTGAAAATCCTTTAAATAAACCAACGTTGATTTATTGCTCACATTTAGAATGTAAACAAGAGTAACCGAAAATATTACGGTAATAAAAATGATAATGATAGCCATATCTTAAACCCTTTTGTTTAAATGCCCATGTATAAGCCAAATTGAGCGAATATTCTTTTTAGGCATTTCAAACTCATCGTAGAATTTATTCTCACTTTCAAGGCAAAAATATTCTTTTGGATTTTCCCTAAACTTTTTAATGTACTTTAAATACTTACGCCCATCATTACAAACAATCCCGTACACTTGACCAAATTCTAAGTGTTCGTTCCACTGCTCAACCTTTGTTCCAAAAAGTATTGAACCGCTTTTGATTAAACCCTCCATACTATCAGAATACGCCCTAAAGGCTACGCAACCCCTAAAGTCTGGTATGTCCATATAATAATCTGGGATAGTTGTATTATTATCTACTGACTCAAATGAATTCCCTGCAATAAAATCAATATTAAAGAAAGGTATTTGAGAATTAGCTTCTTTAATACTTGGCTTGTAGTTAGTAATATTATAAGGTGCTGATTTTTCATTAACTACATTGTCATTCATAATACTGTGCAATAATTCATATTTTGAACTCGGTATTACTTCTCCACGCTCCCAATTTTGTATTGTTCTTATTGTTACCCCAACTTTTGACGCAAATTCATCTTGTTTTAAGTTATTATTTTTTCTGAAAATCTTTATTTCCTGTCCACTTATAGCCATTTCTAAAAATATTTTATTAAAAAAGCGAAATATTTCTCTTTTTTTCTTTTAAATACGAAATATTGCATATACATTTGTATCACAATCACAAACAAAGTAACAAAATTTACTTTAAAACGTGAAATAATACTTTCAAACATTATTAAACGGTAGGTAATCAGTAAAATAATTCCAAATGAGAGAGCTAATAAAAATACAGAAAAGCACAGGCGGAAAAGATATAGTATCCGCACGTGATTTATACCAAAGTTTAGGGTTTGACCCAAGCAACTGGGTTAAGTGGTATAAAAAGAATATTGAGAACAATGGATTTGCTATTGAAAATGTAGATTATTCTTTACTCGTACTTAGTACGAAAACCTCCGAAGGTGGTAGGCCAACCAAAGACTTCGCCATCACCATAGATTTCGCCAAGCGTTTGGCAATGATGGCAAGAACGGAGAAAGGCGAAGAAATCAGACAGTATTTTATTGAGTGCGAGCGTAGAGCATTACAACCACAACAACCGCAATTACCAAGCAACTACAAAGAAGCTCTTTTGGCCTTGGTAAAAGCGGAAGAAGACAAAGACGAAATGGCAAAGATGATTAGTACACAAACCCAACAATTAAAGGCGTACCAATCAAAAGTATCTTACCATGACAGAGTTTTGAATAGCGAAGATGTATTTACAACCACAGTAATTGCCAAGGAATTAGGAATGTCGGCAATGGCTTTGAATAAGTTTTTACATGAAATTGGATTGATTTATAAAGTGGGTGGCACTTGGGTTATTTATTCTAAATTTCAGTCAAAACAGCTAACCAAAACCAAGACGCATATTCATATTGATTCATACGGTAATGAAAAAACAACCATTCACACGTATTGGACGCAAATGGGTAGAAAATTTATTCACCAACTGTACCAGCCTTGCAAAAGAACGCTTGAATTATACCCTTTAATTGAGCATTACCAAACGCTAAACGCTTAACCGCCATGAAACAAATAAAAATTAAGGACTTCACCATCACAATTGATGATTCTGAAGAAGAGCTAACCAACGAACAAATCATTGAATGGGTGAATCATGTGTTAGGTGAGCGAGCAAATCAGATTAAATCCAGTAATCCATTAGTTGACTTTTCACTTCAAGAAGTAGAAGTTGATTGGAGAGAAATTCAAATTAAAAGCTGCTAACGATGGAATATGAACGTAAATCACTCGAAAACTTTGAACACCGTTATACAATTTCAAACAAAGGGCGGATTTACGATGTGCTAAAAAAGAAGTTTTTAAGGCCTCGGATTACACAAAGAGAAAAAAAGGAACAGCCCGCATACATCGTTGCACTTTATACGCACGACGGAAAAAGGACAACAATTAGATTAGCCAACACAGTAGCTAAACATTTTTGTAAAAATCCAAATGATTATACAAATGTGTATCATAAAGATGGAAATATTCAAAATAATAACGCTTGGAATTTAATCTATTTAGCACCAGACGTACACTATTGGGCCGTTCAGTTAAAAAGAGGGAAAGTGAAACGCCAATCTATTTTGAAAGGCGGTATTGCAAAAACATTTGAAAGAAGTATGGCAATCCAAGCCATAATGAAGTTGAAAAACAAAGGATTAGAAGAGGAATATTTGCTTAAGTACTATGAAACAGGTGATATTATTCACCTTTGGGATATTTATAAATCCTTAGAAAATAAGATTTATAGTAAAGCAAAATCAAGAATAAATGAGGAAGATGCTTTTGATGTAATGATGGATTCTTGGTTTTATTTTATCGCTTGTGCCAAAAGAAATACAGTTCAAAATTATTGCTTCAAAACATGGCTAAATGCACTGGAATATAAAGCAATAGACTACTGGAAAGAAAATGTAAAAATGGTTTATTCCGATAATCCATATCAAAGCATAACTCCACGACATTCAGTAGAATTGCTGGATGAGTTGTAAGAAACACGAATTATTAAAACTTTAATTAACAAAAAAATAGCGTTGCTACTTAGTTGTCAATCTGGGGTACGGTCGAAGCCTGCTTACAAAATTCGTGGAGTTTTTTAAATTTAAAAATCCCTATTATGCAAAAATTAAAACTAACAACTGACTTCCGAACCAAGAAGTTAGCACGAGACGAAGCGATATTCAAGGAATATGAACTTCTGATGTCGCAACCGCAAGCGATGTCCACAATGGTAGCAGACCACATCATGAATAAGTATGAAATCTGCTCACGTTCAACGGTTTGGCAAATTGTCAAGCGAGTGAAAGCAAAGAACGACTTTGATTACGCCAAAGGAATACTTGATAAGAAACTCAACATTACCGATGCCACATTGGCAAAACGTGATGATGAAATCTTAGAAGAGTTTGAGGCCAAAAGAACCGAAAGCAGAGTTGAAAACGCAATAATTATGCGTCAATTGATGGCAAAGTACAAACTTTCACGACCTGCTTTATTTCAAGCAATCAAGCGTGCGAGACTACGAAACGACCCAGAGTTTAGACAAAAACATTTAGCCGAAATAAGCAATGGTAATTGATTTTGAAAAGATGCAAATGCAACTCGAAAGACAAGGGAGTTTGATTGAAGAGTTATACAAGATTATCAGCGAAAACGCCAACCGACCGCCAGTTCAGACAATTGAAGACAAGCCAATGAATGTAGAAGAGGCCAGTCTTTACTTGGGCATTCCAGTTCAAACGATTTATACCAAGAAAACCATTCCAAGACATAAGCAAGGCAAAAGAGTATTCTTCCTTAGAAGCGAATTGCGGAGTTATGTTTTGGGCAAACCAATCAAGCCATGACAAATTTACAACCAATCCAGCAACAGGTTTTGCCAATGCCAAAGCCACGTAAAACCAAAAACGTACCACCACGTAAGCCAACTTACGAAATGATAGAAATGTTCGGACTATGAAAACAAGAACCATTACCCGAAGCACTTATCAAGGCTCAATTGATGCACTCAATAAGTTCTTTGATAGCAAGAAACTTTCATTCGTACACAGTTTGAATTGTTTCACATCAAATAATCAGTGTATTATTAAAATCACCTACGTATAGTTCAAGACGTAGGCCTTAAAAAACTTCAAAATGAACATCATACTTAAAAAATTAAGCCTTGAAAACTTCAAAGGCTCAGGGAAAAATACGCTCAATTTTTCGCCAGAAACCAACATTTACGGAGCGAACGGAACAGGTAAAACAACACTGGTTGACGCTTTCACTTGGTTGTTATTCGGCAAAGATTCAAGCGACCGCAAAGACTTTTCAATTAAGCCGCTTGACTTCATGGGTAAGCCAACTGAGAAGTTGGAAATCGAAGTAGAAGCTATCATCGAAATTGACGGAGCAAACACGGTAATTAAAAGAAACTTCCGTGAAAAGTGGGTTAAAAAGCGTGGTGAGGAAGAAGCGGAATTTGCAGGAAACGAAACGGTATTTTCTTGGAATGAAGTTCCACTTTCTCAGAAAGAATTTCAAGAAAAGATTGCTTCAATCATGAGCGAAAACCTTTTCAAGATTGTAACGAATCCGCTTTACTTTAACAGTCTGAAATGGCAAGATAAACGCCAAATATTAATCAATATGGTTGGCGGTGTTAGTGATGTAGAATTAGCAAATACCAACAAGTATTTATCCCTTCTAAACACCTTGAACGCTGGCAAAACGATTGAGGAATACAAAAAAGAATTGGCTTCCAAAACCAAAAAGATTCGAGAAGAAATGAAGGTTATTCCATCACGAATTGATGAAGCCAGCAAATCAATTAAGGAAATCAAGGTGTCTGATTTTGAGGTATTGATTTTGGGTAAAAAAAACCAGTTGCAAAACATAGAAGAGCAAATCAATAACTCTTCTAAGGCTCAAAAAGCGGAGCAGGAAACGGTTAAAGAGTTGACGCAGAAAGGTTTTGATATTGAAAACTCAATGCTGAAAATTGAGTATTACGTCAAGATGAATCTTGAAAAAACGAGCCGTGAACGTGAGGAATTGATAAAAGGTTTACACGAAATTTATCAATCTAAAAACAGGTCTATCAATAAATTTAGAGGGGATATTAATGAGCGTAATCGCCAAATTGAGCAAATTGAAAAAGAAGTTATTAGTCTAAGAGGAGATTTTGCCACCATTGCCAAAAAAGAGCTTGTTTTTGATGATGATTCATTTGTTTGTCCTACTTGTAAGCGTATTCATGAGACTGAGGATATTGAGGAGCAAAAACGTATTATGACCGAAAATTTTAACGGTGACAAGGCTAAGAAATTACAGGAGATTAGGGAAAAAGGCAAAGCTAAAAACTCTGAAATTTCAAATCTTGCAAAAAGCAATGACGAGGATAGCCAAGAAATCAAAAATCTTGAAAAGTCTCGTGAAGATGTTAATTATCAACTGGCAATTCTCAACAAAGCCAAGCAGGAAGAAGAAGCAAAAGACAAAACCTTCGAACTTGAAGAAGCTCTTGCCAAAAACGAAGATTACCAAAAAGCAAAAGCAGAATTGGAAAAGGTAAAACAGGCAGTTGCTAACCGTCCAACTATCGAAGAAGCTAATCAGGAGTTATTCAAAGAAAAATCAGAAGTTCAAAAACAACTTGACGAGCTAAAAGGGTATCGGGTTCAAAAGTCCTTCAACGGTGTTCAAGAAAAGCGAATCGAGGAGCTTAAAGCCGAAATGAAAGCAATGTCTTCAGAACTAAATATCCTTGAAAAAATGGAGTTCCTGATTCAAGAATTTACGAAAGACAAGATTTCACTACTCGAAAGTAAGGTCAATGAAAAGTTTGAGTTTGTCAATTTCAAGATGTTTGAAACGCAAGTAAATGGTGGCGAGGTTGAAACGTGCGAGATACTGGTCAATGGTGTTCCTTTCAACGATGCCAACACCGCAGGAAAGATTCAAGCAGGTATCGACATTATCAACACGCTATCGGAACACTATCAGATTTTTGCACCGATTTGGATTGACAACCGTGAGTCAGTAACCGCAATACAACCAACCAGAAGTCAAATTATTAACCTGTTCGTAAGTCCAGAACATAAACAACTAACTATCCATGAGTAACGAATTAGCACCGCAGTTGAGATTCAACAAAGACACGCCCTATAAACTATCAGTTTGTGTGTCATCGAAAGTAATGAAGAGAGAAAAGAAAGTCCTCTTCGAAGAAAGAAACGTGGTTTTTATGGGCTATATGCACGACAGCAAATATAAGCTCCTCACATTCAAAAGGCTCTATCCTAAACCCGATGTAAAAGAGCATTTTCACATCAAAGCCGATTACATTCATTCGGTTGAGCAACTTTAATTTTTATTTTATTTCACTTTAAAAAACTTCAAAAAATGTCAACACAAACAACCGCACCGCAAAAATTCAACGAAAACACAGTTGATAGCGTATTAAGCAAAATTAATTCCTTCATCACCACTGGTGACTTAAAGATGCCGGCTAATTACTCAGTCGAAAATGCAGTTCGTTCCGCATGGTTATTTCTCCAAGAGACGAAAGACCGAAACGGAAAATTCGCCTTGGAAGTTTGCACACGTGAATCAATCGCAACGGCCTTTTTAGAAATGGTACTCAAAGGTTTATCGGTAGTCAAAAAGCAGGGTTATTTCATTGTTTACGGCAATAAACTTCAATTTGATGAATCGTACTTCGGTACTATCACAATTGCAAAACGTGACGCAGGAGTAACCGAGCCAAATGCAAATATTATTTACAAAGGTGATGAATTTGAGTACGGAATTGATACCGAAACAGGACGTAAAAAAATCATCAAGCACATTCAAAAATTAGAAAACATTAATCCTCAAAACATCGCTGGAGCTTACGCAATTGTTAATTACCAAGATGGCACGAGCGACGTTGAGATAATGACGCTTCAACAGATTCAGCAATCTTGGAGACAAGGAGCAACTAAAGGGGAATCACCAGCACACAAGAACTTTCCCGACCAAATGGCAATGAAAACGGTAATTAGCAGAGCTTTGAAAATTAAAATCAGTTCTGCTGATGATTCTGAATTGATGCGTGAACCACAAAATGCGGTAGAGGCTGAAGTAAAGCAAGAAATTGCCACAAACGCCAACAAGAAAACGCTTCCTGCTCCGAGTAAGGCAATTGAAGAAGCCAAGGTAATATCAATTGATATTCCAGAAGCAAAGCCAGTTGCAACTGCGGTTGCTGACCAAAAGAATCCTTCCGAGGAAGAAATGGATTTTTAAGAAATGGAGCTTAAAATTTTAGGTTCGGGTAGTAGTGGTAACTGCTACCTATTCCAAGACACAAACGGACAAACGTTAATGGTTGAGTGCGGAGTAAATTTCAAGGAGGTAAAGAAAGCAATGAATTTTGATTGCTCTAAGATTGTCGGGTGTATTCTCACACACGAACACGGCGACCACGCAAAATCAATTCACGACGTGTTAGGGCGTGGTATTCATGTTTATTCAGCAAAAGAAACTTTAGAGGTTTTAGGAGCAGACAGAAACCCATACGCCAAACGATTAGACATTTACGAATATGAGCCAATTGGAAGTTTTTTAGTATTGAGCTTTGACGTAAAACACGATGCAGTTGCTCCACTTGGTTTTGTTATTTATCACCCCGAAATGGGTAATACGCTATTCTTAACCGATACGTATTATGTGGAGTACAAATTTGATGATTTGAATAATGTATTAATCGAAGCGAATTACGACATCAATTTGGTTAGTGAAGGCTTTTTAAAGAACCGCATCATTCAGTCTCACATGAGTATTGACCAGTGCATCAACACTTTGAAAGACAACGATTTGAGCAATGTTAATCACATAGTCTTACTGCATTTATCGGACAGAAATTCAAATGCAAAGGACTTCAAGAAGCGAGCGGAGCAAGCAACAGGAAAGAACGTAGTAATTGCCGAAAAAGGCTTAATAATCAACGATTTTAATATTAGTTTTTGAGATGACAAAAGAACAAATTCTTCAAAATTGCACGGTTGACGGAACCGTAGTAAAATTACCAAGTGGCCAGCTTGACAGAAAACTTTATCAAGAGGTCGCTAAATCTTTAGAATTGATAGGTGGCAAATGGAAAGGAGGTAAGGTATTAGGTTTTGTTTTCCAATCTGACCCAAGCGATTTATTAGACCAAATAGCAAATGGTGAAAAAAGAAACCTAAAAAAGGAATTTCAATTTTTCGCAACTCCAGAAAAGCTTGCTGATGAATTAGTTTATTTGGCCGACCTAAAAAATAGTGATACGATTTTAGAACCAAGTGCTGGACAGGGTGCAATTATTAAGGCAATCAACAAAGTTTGTTCTGTTGTGCCTAATTGTTTTGAATTAATGGAAGTAAACACCATTATTTTAAAGAAAAGTGGTTTGAGTTTTGAATTAATTGGTGATGATTTCTTTAGACACAAGGGCCAAAAGTATAGCAAAATAATTGCGAACCCTCCATTTACTAAAAATCAAGACATAGACCACTTAAAAGAAATGTACGATTGTCTTTTAGATGGTGGAAGATTGGTTTGTATTACCTCTGAAAGTTGGGCAAATGGCACACAAAAGAAACAAGTTGACTTTAAAAATTGGCTTGAAAAAGTTGAAGCCGAAGTGATAGACATTGAAAAGGGGGCATTCAAAGAAAGTGGAACAATGGTAGGTGGTAAAATTATTGTAATTAATAAATAACACCCCATGCTAAAACTAACCAGACCAATAGTTTTCATAGACATCGAAGCAACAGGATTAGATGTCCAAAACGACCGAATTGTTCAAATTGCTTTAACGAAGTTATCCCCAGATGGATCAAGAGTTTCAAAAAGCAGGTTAATAAATCCAGGGTTTCAAATACCACCAGAATCAACTGACATTCACGGAATTACGGATGAAATGGTAAAAGATGTACCTTCATTCAAACTAATAGCAAATGGTTTAATCAATTTTATTAAAGATTGTGATTTAGGAGGGTTCAACTCAAATATGTTTGACTTCCCGATGCTAAATGCTGAGATAACACGAGCAGGATATGAATTTGACTTCACACAGGTAAATCTAATTGATGTCGGAAACATTTTCAAGATTCAGAATCCAAGGACTTTATACGCTGCATATAAGCAATACACAGGCAACGAACTTGAAAACGCTCACGATGCACAAGTTGATATTGACGCAACGGTTGACGTTTTCTTGAAGCAAATTGAATTACACGAGGATATTCCAGACACAATTGAAGAAGTTGCTTTGTATTCAAATTACGGTCGAAAAATGGCGGATTTGTCAGGTAAGTTCTATTACGACGAGCAAGAGCAAGTAAGATTTAATTTCGGAAAACACCGCAACGAATTGGCAAAGGACCATTTAGATTTTGTAAGCTGGATGGTAAACAAAGCAGATTTTCCAGCCGATACGCACAGAATTGCACACGATATTTTAAGCACGTATTATTCTAACGATTTTTAGCATCACTTTTTAATCAAAATCAAACACTATGCAAGCACAAATTGGCGAAGGCCTAAAAGGTCAAGAATTAATTGACTTTCTATCAGCAAATGCTGACAATGTTGAGAAAATGACCTACATGAGGTATTTTGATAAAACAGAAGCCGAAGAACTAAAAGGCGAGCTTTCTACTCTATCAGTCACAATTAACGACATTGAAGAAGAGCAAGCCGAAGTTATTTCTGAGTTCAAGGAAAGAAAGAAACCACTGGTAAAACGTCGCAAAGACGTATTGAAAGAACTCAAATGGAACGGAACGCACGTAACTGAAAACGTTTTCAAAATGATTGACCACGAAAAGCGTTCAGTTGGCTATTATGACAAGTTTGGAAAGTTAATCAATAGCCGACCAGCTAATCCAGATGAATTCCAGCTTTCAATCATTCAACTTTCAAAAGCATCTTAATCAAGTAATTAACCAATAACAAAAATTAGGCTGGCAGATACGGTACTTTGTCAGGGGGTGCGAACAGTACGGGCCTAATTTTTCAAACCAACAATCAATCATCAAATGGAAAATATCAATGTTAATTTAGAAGGCTTCCAAGGGCCAGTATTAGAAATCAGAGAGGGCAAAGCCTTGGAGCTTCAAAACCCAGTCGCAAATACTTATAGTGGTGTTATCGGTTCACCAAAGGAATTTATTAAGTATCGTTTAGGTCAGTTTAATCATCTCAATTCAATTGTTATCGTGAATCGTGACAAACTTTCAATTATGTTAAAAATTGATGAAAAGAACGTTTTTGGCGATTCGGTTTTGGGTAAACTCGAATTGAGCGATAAATTTAAAAAGTTTGGTATTAACAATGGAAAGTATATCACGGCTCACGAATTGGCTGACCTTTTCAAAATGAACCGAACTTCTTTTGAAAACAAAGACGTAGCAATGAAGTTAGTTGCTGACCTGCAAAATTTCCGTGCAAAGGTTAATGCCGAAATCGAGAAGAAAAACGACAATCGAGCAAACATTACGGAGCTAACGAAACAAACGGTTAATTCTAACCTTCCTCAAAGTTTCAAAATCAAACTCGAAATTTTCAAAGGGCAAGACTCAAGTTTGGTGGAAGTTGAAATTTACATTCGTCCAGATGATTTGTGTTGCACCTTGGTAAGTGCCGAAGCCAACGACATCATCGAAATAACACGCAACCAAATTATTGATGCGGAGCTTGAAGAAATTAGAACGCTTGCACCTGCAATTCTAATTATTGAACAATAACGAAAAAAACGGCATGGGTGAAATTCCCATGCCAAAATTTAAAGACGTATATAGTTTTGCGTTAGTTTTAACTAACAACTAAAAACATTAGAAAATAACGGAAAAGAAAAGCGGGTCATTTGGTTTTTAATTTTCGTCTTTCAATGTTTTCACGAATGAGCCTTGTTACATGAACAGTAAAATTCTCACTTGATATTTTTAGTTCCTGTTGAAGCTCCTCCCAAAACTCTGGCGTCATGTCGTAAGTCTTACGAATTGTCTTTGTTCTTTTTTGCGTTTCCATGTTTCAAAAATATGAATAATAAAAATAATTACAAAATAGTAAAGACTTTGTATTGTTTTTGTAAATACAAATATTGATATTTGTATAAAAATAAAAAAATATACTTTTTATGTACATAGAATTAAAGTCACACTCAAGCCTTCCGAATTTTAACGATAGGCTAAACGATTCAACTTTTATTGATAGAGTTTATCAAGTATTAGTTAATGATGGTATTAGTATTAATTATGGTGAATTCATTTCTAAGTATTATAAAAATGGAATGGTTAAACTATTGAAAAGCCTTGGTATTTATAAGGTTCAAGGAAGAGGAGAGAATAAAAGCATTTATGTGCATCCAAGATTATTGATAATAATCGAAACGAGCTTATTAAATCCAGAATTAATTGGTAAAAATTTAGTCAGATTAGCACGTGGAGAATATTCTTCTTCAGTATTCTCAGATATAGATTTGACTGATTATGAAGCACTTGAAATGTCAATGGCAACAAAGGAAGTTGGAAATTTCTCTACTTATATGATTTTTAATCCAGATAGTGGATTGTATAAGATAGGCAAAAGTAAAAATGTTTTTAGAAGATTTGAATCTCTTAAATGTGAATTTAATAAAGGCCTTATTCTTATTGGATTTTGCAAAAAAGATGTTGAATCTGAGGTACACTTTCAGTTTAAAGATGTGAGAGTTTTTGGGGAGTGGTTTAGCTTAAATACTGACAATATTCTTGATATTTTCTCAATGTATGGATTTGAAGATATTAAATTTAGCTATTAGCCATAACTGCATGATTACAAATCAAGTAGTCAATTTTCCAAGAATTACCTGCATTATAAATTACAAACCACCACTAAAATTATGGCAAAAGGTTTCATACAATTAGATAGAGAAGTTTTTGAAAGTAGCATTTTCAAGAACAATGAGCCTTTTTCTAAGCGTGAGGCGTGGATAGACATATTAATGACGGTCAATTATAAAGATAGTCGTTCATTCGTTGGAAATATGCTTATTGAATGTTTGGCTGGACAATCAATATTAAGTCAGGAGTCTTGGGCCAAAAGATGGAACTGGAACAGAAGCATGGTAAGACGGTTTTTAGAAATGTTACAAAAAGCGAACATGATTTGTATTGAAAACGTCCACAAAACGACCCGAATAACTGTCTTAAATTCAGACAATTACGAACATTTTCGACCCGATTCTGACCCGATTCTGACCCGATTGCGACCCGATTCTGACCCGATTCTGACCACAATAGAAGAAGGGAATAAAGAAATAAAGAAAGAAGGGAATAATAATAAAGAAAAAGAGAAAGAAATTTTTCAAGAAAAAATTTCAACACTCACTCTTGAAAATGAAAAGTTGAAACAAGAATTATCTGAAAAAAAGGGAAAAAGCCAAAAAGAAAGTTCCGCCAAAGAAAAAGGTAATTCGAAAATAGTACACGGTGAGCATGAAAACGTGTTTTTGTCACTCCAAGAAGCCCAAAAGCTATTTGACAAATACGGAAAAGAGAAATTTCAAAAAATGGTTGAGCGTCTTTCAGTTTACAAGCTCAATGGCAGGAAATACAAAAGCGATTACGGAGCGATATTAAACTGGGTAGTGAAGGCGATTGAAGATGATGAGCTTAAACAACCAAGCGGAAATGGCCCTAACCAACCCAAAAAAGGCAAATTTGAAACCATGTTTACCAACATGAAAGACGTACTAAGCGAAATGAACAATGAGCAATATCCAATTATCAACCAATAATTTACAGGTCGTTCAAAAAGGATTTGACGTTCCTGCCAAACTTTCAGAAAGCGAGGTTACAATCGTAAAAGCCAGCAAAGGAAAGAGAATTCGAGACATGACTTCCAACGAAATTAATGAGCTTGCTTTGACTGTAATCGGTAACGCAAGATTGAGATTAGGCTCAAAGGAATTGTCAAAAGACGAACTAAAAGCCGAAACGGTGCTAATTGTTGCCGATTTGAGAGACTTTGACGGCTTAACGAGTACAGAAGTTCAACTTGCTTTAAAATCGGGGCTTAATGGCGATTTTTCAAAAGACGGAGTTGTTTATTTTTCATCATCCAATTTCGTGCAATGGTTGAAGAGATGGATTGCCGAAAAGAAACAACCAGTCATGAAAAATTACACGCAATTAGAACAGGCAAGAATTGAGGAAAAACCACCTCCAAGCCTTGCGGAACAGCGGAAGACAATAATCCAAGTGATTAACCAACATACCGAGGATTTAAGAAACCACCGAGAACGGATTGTTTTGCTTACTAAAAGCATTGAGAAAGACAGAGCAGAATATAAGACAATCAACGACCCAGCCGAAAAGCACATGATCCTCAAACGAATTGCAAAGTTCGACTACGAATTGAAAAACAAAAAGCCTTTTGAAGTCCTGTTTTCAGCTTCGCTTTACGATGATATTGAACGCTTTGGAATCTGGACAATGAAACCAGAACGGAAGAAAGAAATCTTTGCAGGATTGCAGAAAAAGGCCAAAGGTGAGACGGTAGAAGAACTCAAAATTAAGGCTAAAACGCTGGCTTATAATGAGTTTATTAGGATGTTAGTTGACAATAATCAAGGTGTTTCGAGTGATGGGGTTATTTATTTTATTTAATCAAATTAAAGTTATGGCAGATTATATGTATAAAGATTTACCCCTAAAATTTAATGGTGGTAAGTCATTTGAAAATCTACAAGTTGGCGATACTCTTGAGGTTAGGCTTGTAGAATTAGAGTGTGATTTTATCTTCTTTTGGGGAAAATTAAATTCCGTTAAATGTAGCCGAATAGAATTAGAGTTGAAACCTGTAAATGACATTTTTGGTATGACTCAAGTTTTTAAGTTTCTATGATAACCACAATCGAATTATCAAGCCTTCTTTTGGCAATCATCCTGCTAAGTTTAGCGGTAAAAATTATTAGAAATATTCACAAAAATTAATGAAAAACCAACAATGTAGCAATTGCTATTATGGGAGAATTACGGAGTCTTTGAAAGGATTGGCAAGTAAGAATTCCTTAAAGCCTGAGAGTCTAAGCATTCGGTATTGTCTTGATTCTCGCAATTATGTGAGCGTTGGGTTTTTCTGTAAAAAATATAAATCAGATGGATAGACCTGTTTCAAATGTTCAAAACATAGATTGTAAAACTGGAATGAGTCAATTTCCAGATAAGTTTTTTGATTTGGCTGTTTGTGATATTGAGTATGGAATTGGAGCAAGTAAACCTTCAAAAAAACCTGATTCGGTTAGACAGAAAAACGGAACGTCTCTCAAGATAAAATCAAGTATTTATGTACCTAAAGATTGGGATTTTAAAAGGTCTGACGATGAGTATTTTGAGCAACTTTTTAGGGTTTCAAAGAACCAAATAATTTTTGGAGCAAATTATTATCAACAATTAACTGGGGGAATGATTGTCTGGGATAAGTTAAATGGAGAAACAGACCAATACGGTTGTGAGATAGCTTACCAATCATTTAATAATCGAACTGATATAGTTTATTACTTATGGTCAGGAATGATTCAAGGCAAAACCTGTAGTAAAAACGTACGTGAAGCACTTATTCAGGAAGGAAACAAAAAACTAAACGAAGAAAGGATTCACCCAACGCAAAAGCCTGTAAAACTATATTCTTGGTTACTCGAAAACTATGCTAAATCGGGTGATAAAATCATAGATACTCATTTAGGCAGTCAATCAAGCCGAATAGCAAGCTATAAAAAGGGCTTTGATTTTTGGGGGTTTGAATTGGATAAAGATTATTTCAAAGAAGGTAATGAGCGATTTGAAAAGGCAATATCAATGCCACTTTTTGACTTGCCAAAAATTACAAATAACATTCAACTTTCAATTTAATTAAAATGACAAAGCAACAATTTGAAGAAGTAACCAGCTGGCAATTAGAAACATTTGGTTTTATTCCAGCATTGCCAAAGGTGTATCACCTGGAACAAGAAGTTCTGGAACTTCAGCACGATTTGGCCACAAATAGCGAAGGGAAAAGACTTGAATTTGCGGACTGTTTTATCTTGCTTTTTGGAGCTGCCGCAGCCGATGGTATGACCTATGAAGACATTTCCGAAGCAATTGCAGAAAAGATGGAAATCAATAAAACTCGAAAGTGGGGAAAAGCCGATGAAAAAGGCATTACGAACCACATTGAAGAGGAAAAGGAGGTGGAAGGTGAGTAAGATTATTGAATTAGCCAAAAAATTAAAAGCTCTTGCTGATAGAGGTGTTGGAGGTGAAAAGGATAACGCTGAGAAGATTCTAAGCAATTTCTTGAAAAAGCATAATCTTTCATTTGATGAAATTGAGGAAGAAAAAATTGACCATTACTTTTTTAGCATTGACCCAAACTACCAAAAATTACTTATTCAAATCGTTAAAAACGTTGAGTATAGTTTAAGCCTTTACGGAGAAATAGATAAAGAAACTATTAAAAAACATAAGATGCCTGGCAATTATTTTACGGAGTGTACTGCGTCTCAATTTGTGCTAATTAGTTCAATGTTTGACTTCTATAAAAAGGTTTATGATGATGAAGTGAAGGTATTTTTTACAGCATTTTGCACTGCTAATGACTTATTAAGCAATCCACCACCAGAGCAACAAAGGTCATTGAGTGAACTTACTCCAGAAGAGCTGAGAGATTACCGAAAAGCAAATCGAATGGCCGAAGGAATTACTAAAAAACAATATTTTAAACCACTCAATATTTATGAACCATAACGCTTTCAAAATCATGCTTGATTGTATCAATTTGGCAGGATTGACATTTATTGTTTTGTTAGGTTTAGTCATCATCATTAAAGAAGCATTGAAGAAGTTATGAAATTCAACATACTAACCGAAGAAGGTCCAATCTCAATACCAATCATTGAAAAATTCACACACAAAGGCCGTATGTTAGTTTTTCATCGGGCATTTAGGAGAAACGAATTAGCCGTTTTTCTTCATTCAGTAAGCGATTTTAAGACAGGTTTGGAGATTACCAACGGAACGAAAGAGAACGTTTATTTTAAGGCTATTGATGCAATTGATAACCGATTTGATAACGAACTGGCATTTAATAATTATTTCATCAATGAAGGTATTGACCAAACTGTAAACTTAAAAAATCATGATACTACTAAGCTATGAATTTCAAATGCTTGAACCACTTGGCGACGCAGCTTTCAATACTGTTTATCTTCTCACATTAGAAAAGAAAACTTGGTTCGGGTTACGCAAGAAAAAAGTAAAAGCAAGGGTATCATTACCATTTTACACCAATACGAAAGCACAGTTGGAGTATTGGGATAGCCTTATCAAAACTAAACAGCCGTTCAAATAATCATGCAAAAGCTACTCACTCAAACAACTGAATTTACAATCATTCAAAAAAGGGTTAGCTTTTTTGGAGAAATTGAAAGAATGCGAAGTGTTGACCGACTCAGGTGGTATTGCCATGTGCATACTATGTGGCACAGAAGGGATTTAATTATTGATTTTTTGGGTAATGAATTCTACTATGCAATTGCCGTTAGTGATTATATGAAACCATTTCGACATAAATATTCAGAGCGTACTATTCACAAACTTTTAAAGCAAGCAACCAGCATAAAGCAATGAAACCAACAATTTTTCCAGAACAAAACTTTGTTCTTACCGCCGAAGGATGCGACAATTTGCCAGTTTTCACAAACGGTGAAGTGGTCATTTCAAAATGGATTCCTTCAGAAGACGACCTTCAAAAAATCAATAATGGCGAGGGTATTTACTTAGTTGTTTATAGCGGTGAATCATCACCACCAGTTTTTATTAATGCAGGTTCACCTTTTACTTATCCAACAAATGACACCAGTAGCACCGAGAACGCCACCGAAGGGCCAAAAACCGAAGCGTAAAGTTAAAAACCGACCAGAGCAAGATTTGCAAAAGGCTTGTGTTCGCTGGTTTCGACACCAATACCCTAACGAAATATTGATTCACGTTCCGAACGGTGGGAAACGGAATGAAATCGAAGCCAAACAGTTTAAGGCAATGGGTGTAACTCCAGGCTTTCCCGATTTGGCACTTTTGAAAAAGAAAGGAGACTACGGAGCATTATTCATTGAGATGAAGTCAAAGGACGGAGACACCTCCGAAAGTCAAGACGAAATGTTACTCAAACTATCTCAATACGGATATAAGACGGCCGTTTGTAACTCAATTGACAAGTTTATGGAGATAGTTAATAACTATTTGAGGAAAGAGTTTTAAATCAAAAAATAAACATCATGGGTAATTATAAATATCCTAAAAGCAAAATGACAGCTTTTATACAATTATCAAAATTTGATTGTGTACAAGTAAATCTTCATAAAGGTAATATCTATAACTATTGGTTTATAGAGCCATCAGAAAAGCCAATTAAAATGATTAAATGTGAAATACCTGAATTATTGAAGGGTAAAGACTTAAGCGATTTAGGGCTATAAAGACATCCCGAAAGAGGGGTAAACCAAAGCAGCTGATATGCAAATTACTGCTTTTAGGGGGAGTTCGTAGCGGTATGGCTTCCCCTATTAAATCACAAGACAATGAAGCAAAAAAGTGAATATCAAAAATCTAAGGTGGAAAAAACAACACGTGGAAGAATAAGCAGACAGATGATTGAAGAGCATCGGAAAGACCTTGATTTCAAAGAAAAAATAAGAAATAAAAAATTGAACAAATGACAAAATTCCTAAGAATACCACATCATTTTAAGGCAGTGAATCCGTCAGTTGATACTGATAGAAAATCGACAATTATAGGCTTGATTACTCTTCTTTCTTACGAGTTTGAGAAGTTAAAGTTTTATGATAATCAAATTTTCAAGCAAAAGACAAAGTTTGCTATAAATAACCTTAAAAAGTCGCTGGAAGAAACCGAACAGGAATTCTACAAAGGCAAGCCTGATGAAGTCAAAGAAGTTCAAATGAACGTACTTAATGACTTGTGTAGAATTATTGAGCAATCAATTAATATGGCTTATTCTGTTGCCGAAATGCCAGTTCACGACGCTAAGGCGTATTTGTCAGAAATGACTGCAATTAGTCGAAAATATGGGGTTAGTAACGTTGATTTTAATCTTGAATAATCATGGAAATAAAATATAAACAACTTGTAATAAAAAATGTAGAAAGGCAATTTACTCCATTTGATAGCAATGAATTTATTTATAAAAATGAAAGTATAAATACGGCAAATGATAGAATTAAAAGTATGACTGAATACATAGTTCTGCTTCATGATGCAATTGATATACTACAAGAAGAATTAACAAGAATTAAGGCAAAATGAACGAAAAACTACAATCAATCTTTGTTCCCGAAGCGGTGGCGAGATTGGCGAAAAGTAAGGGTTTTGGTGAATGGTGTGCGTGTTTTTGTAATAAAAAATGGAAAGAAAAATATTATGCAAATGCTGAAGGAAACGATGTAAATGCTGATTGCAGTTTTGAGTATGATTGGAACGCAAACGAAACAGCTTTTGCAACTGGGTTGCCTACACATGGTCAACTAATTAAATGGCTTTTACAGGAGCATAAAATTTATGTGTATATGTTAAGAAATGGCTTATGGGGAGTTGAAAACGCTAATTGGAAACCGATATGTGATAAAAATAGATGCTTTATGTTTGAGATTAACGAAGCCTTAGAATTAGCACTAAAACAGGTTAAATGCTAAAGCCATGGAAACAATAAAAGACTTATTCGGAAACACTTTAAAAATCCTATCAAATGGAAAAGTTCAAAAAGGAAACCCAATGGTCACAGCATGGGGAATTGACAAAGAAAATAGAAAGTGCAAAAACTGTAAACACCTCTATTATAAATCATTCTCAAAGCGATACTACAAGTGCGAACTTAGAGGAGATACCAACGGCCCAGGAACTGACCACAAAGTCAACTTTCCTGCCTGTCAAAAGTATGAAGATTGATTTTTGTTTTACTAAACGATTTTAACCAACAAAGAAATGAATAATCAAAATATAAAATTCGTACCAATGATATTTTCAACGCCAATGGTACAGGCGATTTTGAGAGGTGAGAAGAATCAGACGAGACGGATTATGAATCCACAACCTAAAGAAGGCTATACTCCAGAAATATACAAGGGAAATGATTTTAAGTATCATATTGAAAGTAGAAAATCACCTATTTTATTAGAAGATGATAGTTGGCATTTTGCTAATAAAGGTGATATTATTTGGGTTAGAGAGACATTTATAGAAGGCTATGCAATGGAAGATGGGAATTTTATGTATGATGAAAATGGGAAAGAGATACCAAGAACATGGTATAAAGCCGACGGAGATTTGGGTAATTGGTATAATGGAACATCTGATTTTCCTTCTGAAAATATTCCTTGGAAACCTTCAATCCACATGCCAAAACAAGCCTGCCGAACTTGGTTAAAAGTTACTGATGTGAGAGTTGAACGTTTGCAGGATATTAGCGAAGAAGATGCGATTGGTGAGGGAATTATTCCAGCCACTAAAGATAAAAATACTTGGAAATATGGACTGGAGGGTTGGAAATGGACTGACTTTGAAAAGACCGCAAGAGGTGCTTATATGAAGCTATGGGAGCAGATTAACGGCGAGAATTCATGGGATTTAAACCCTTGGGTATTTGTCTATAAGTTTGATAGACTTGAAGGTATGCCAGAGTGGTTTCTACCTCATAAGAACACAAAGGATTAGAACAATTTTTTCATAGTAAATTTTCAACGATTAAAACGAACAAAAATAATGGGACAATTCAATAATAAAATCCAAGACGAATTTAAAGCTGATTTTGGATTTTTAGCACCGCATCGAACACCAACAGAATGCAAAAGCCCTGTATTTGCAGATAAAAGGCTTCACCGCATAGCAATTATGAAAGATCAACATTTTGGGAGCAAAGGAGATATGGACGAAAACGGTTTACGGGGTTGGACTTCCAAGTTTATTTGCACAGGTTGCGGAAAGCGTTTCACAATCAATAAGCAAAAATTATTCTTTCACGTAGATAAAAAATAAGAAAATGGCAGATATAGAAAATTTACTATACAGATTAATGACTTATTTCTGTCATAGTACAATGGTGATCTATGAATCAGATATTATATGCGAGTGCAATATGTCAATACCTGATTTTAGAGACAAAAATAAAGATGTAATAAAAAGGGTATTTGATGAAGGTTTGTCGATTATGAATTATGAAATATCTCACAACCAAATGGATAGAGCAATATTGACATATTTGCACGTAAAATATAAACCTCAATCAACAAAGAATACAAAGCCATATCAATATAAAAATGGGGGTAATATTAATATTCAGGAAAATCAAAAACCATAAGAAAGAAAATGACAGCACAACAATTCATAAACCACCTTTCAGAAATAACCGAGTTCCGATTTATCACCAAAAACCGCAAAGGACTTATTCAAGTATTCAAGTACGAGCCAGTCTATAACCCCAATAGTGATAAGTTTGAGTATAAGGCAAAAGAGTCACTACAAATCAAAGAACCGATTTTTAAAGTTCCTGTTTTCGACAAATACCTTGAAGGAAAAGAACACGTTATCGAAGCCCAATATTTCTGATTTATCCAAATACCATCTTATCAATTAAGGTGGTATTTTTTTGATAAAAAAGACGTAAAAAAACACTTCAAAAGTTTGCATAATGCAAACAAATTCGTATCTTTGTAGAGTAATAATTAAACGTTCTTTTACACATGGTGAACAAACAACTCACAGACAAGCTACTCAGAGTAGCGTCTGAAAATCCGCAAGGATTCACAATCAACTTAACTGATTTTCAACCAATTACAAGAGGTTGGGCGGTTGCTCTCAAAGAAACTCAAAACCATTTTGGCAGAGAGGGAGCGGAAAAAGTAATTAGTGTAGCACTCGAAAAAACAAGTGCAATCGTTGGAGGTTGGAAATACGGCAAAGATTACTACTTCGATGCGGTTTTGATAATCGAAGATGAAGAGGAAGCAACAAGATTCGGAATTGAACAAGAACAAATCGGAATCTACGAAATCCACACTAATACTTACAAGGAACTAATCTAAGGGCAAGGGGGAGCAATCCCCTACCCTTTTTCAAAAAATACAAACATGAAAACTATCATCGAAAATTTAGGCCGTCTTTCTTATCTGAATGACACCTTAAAAAGAAGCATTGAACAAAAGGCACAAGCACACTTACGCTATTCAAACATCACGTTTGATGTGAAACTATGCGACGATAAAGAAATCATCATACAAACGTCACAATTGAAGCACCTGAGCGAAAACTATGCAGATACGGCAAAGCTAATTGAAGTAACTGAGTCTGTTTTTGCTCCAATTCTGTACGGTCGTAAGCTCCGTGTCGGTGCAAAGCCTTACGTCGAAGCTCCTGCCGATGTAGTGACAATTACTTGGATTAAGGAACAAATGGCAAAGCAGACTATTAAATCAGTTGAATTGGAGAAACAACTTGGCATTGATAAGTCAACTATTTCACAATATTTGAGCGGTAAGCGTGAATTGTCTCGGGGTGTAAAGTCAATGTTCTTTTACTTTTTTGCTTATAATCAACTTTTAAACGATAAATAAGAAATGGAGCAACAAAATTTAGACAAAATATTGGTTCAAAATGAAGTCAATGTTAAATATGGGTTTTTTATTGAAAATCCAAAATGCTGCATTTGTAACGTTAGTTTAACTCATGAATGGCTTGATGGAGACTATACTTTATTAATTTGTGGTAATGAAGAATGTTTAAAAGAATTACATAAGAAATAAGAGCATGAAAAAACACAAGGAATTTGGTATTATTGGCAATTTTGACGGCATCGGTATTTCGGCTTTAAGTGCCTTTGCAGGAATAAAACAACATATTATTATTCCACTTTCAAGCGACGAAAAAAGGAATCACATAATAGCTAAAATAGCACGGTCAACACTATACACATTTCAAGATGTTGAGGATATGGTTTTAGGACTAAGCATTGAGGAAATTGAGCTTATTGATAAGGCTTCTGAGATAGCAGGATTTGACAGGGCTTTATACAGTTTTCGAGCGTTAAAAAATGGTAATTTTGCTTCTGGAAACGATAAAAACTTGAGCGAATTAGTCAGCCCTGTGCCAGTTGTGACTTTTAAGGATAGAATTAATAATTATTTAAAACGTAAATAAATGGAATCTAAATTATTATATCCAAATATTCAATATTTTGAATTGGCAAAGGAATTGCCTCTTTGTCCGATTGGTTCTCAGGTAACTCTCTATGATGCAGATGGAGAATCTTGCTTGTACGTAAACGGAATACAATTACCAATCAACACGGCAATTAAAGAGCCAGATTGGTTTATTCCTATTACAAAAGAAGAACACTCAGCACGATGTAAGACTAATACAATTGAGTATTTTATGAGTCTTGGGAAAAGTAAAAATGAAGCCGAAATTTTATTTATGAATATGTAAATTACTTGTATATTTGTAACACAAGACGGACACGAACAGGCCAATAACTCCTGCTACAAGTGCAAACCGCTTAAACTTTCTGAAAATGCTCTTCAATGTTTGGCGACGGCGAGAGCATTTTTTGTTTTATCACAGAGGTACATCAATGTCCTTCTGTCACCTTTTCGCAAACTTCAAAGCATCAAATTTCACGTTATCACGCACAAAGTACGGGATATTAGATGCCACTAATATCCTGTCTTTATTCTTATCAATGTAGCCTTTGAAATCTTGTGGTAATTCATAAATCCCATTTTTGCTTTTGAAGTCTTTAGGGAATCCATCATTTTCAATTAAATAATCAACTTCCTCACTGGTAGCCAAAATTGAAACAACGAAGCATCTACATTGTGGATGGAATCCTACAAACTTAAACGTCTTCGGATACTTACCTTTAAGCGTCTCGCAAACCACGCAATCATACTTTCTATTAGAACGCTTCACTTCAAAACCCACAATAAAATCCAATTGGCCGTATCGAATGAAATCAGATTCACGATAAGCCATGTTAATTTCAGTGCGTGCGAGACGCATTGCATTTTTGTAAGAACTTCTGTAAACGCCTTGCCCTGGATGATATGCTTTCGCAGCCTTGGAAAGTTGCAAATTCCCTCTCTTGTCTCTTACTCTTCTGAATAACTTGTTAGGTTCTTTGAGTAGGCTTCTAACGTCTTGGCTTAATTGTTGGGCAGTTCTACCGTCTAAGCCTAAATCAATACAAAGCTCCATATCGGTTTTGAATTGCTTTGTATAGTTCCAAACACGGTCAGAAAGATTTAATCCGCCAGCCTTTCTACCTTGGAACGCCGCCAGTGCATTGAGGTTTCTTTGCGAATAAGAAGTAAGTAAATTATCAGGAACGTTACGCCCCTCAAAAACGGCCTTTACTAATGCGTCGTTCTTTTCGTTGGCCAATAACCATTCAGATTCAATACCTTCAATGATTGTTGATTGAATGTTATTAGAAAATGACTTCAAAAGGTTTTCAAGACGCTTTTTTGTGATTGGATAGTCATCAAACGAAAACGGTTTGTCGGGGTCGATATTGGCGAGCTTTGCAATCTGAATTGCTTCACGAATAGCAGAAAGAAATAATTGCTCAATCTTTCGAGCAAAGTATTCTGTTTTGTTATTATGTGCATCCTCAAATTTTGAGACGTTGAAGCCTTTCATTTAATTATTTTTTTGTAATTTTAAGTAGTCAATTAACTCAACAGGCAGAGTAACGCATTCCCGTTTGGGGTGTCGGAGGTTATTGGTTCGACTCCAGTATTGACTACAATCTCATGATTGAATAAGTGAAGTTTAAGGTATTGGTCTATCTTGGATTTTTTAATTTAAAACCGATTATTGCCGTAATCGGTTTTTTGCTTTTAATTGGCAGTTGGAAACAATGACAAAGTATTTTGTGTCTGCAACTCCTTTTGAATAGCTTCATATTCCTGTTCAGCATCATCAACCAAACCACTTTGAGCGATTGAATTCTTTTGAGAAATTAAAGGTTGGTTTCCGTTTGCTGCCAATAAGTTATCAATCTTCGCCTTTTCGTCTAACACCATAAACGGTACTATTTTTGGAGTTATTTTCAACGATTTAGCATCTTTGGCGAGTTGCGTACTCATTTGACCGATGAAGGCTTTAACGATGTTTACTCTACGCTTTAGGTAGTCGTCAAAGATTGATTGTTTGTCTTTAACCTTCAAGTGAGCATCTAAGAAAAGCATTTTTAATGCTACTCCTGATATTGCTCCAAGACCTTTAACCGATTCAAAACTAATATCTGGTGTTTGAGTAAGCGAAAAGATTAGCTTGAATAACGTTTCAATTTCCAGCTTAATACTTTCTGGAGCATGGGCCCACGATAAATATTGAGCACTTGCCCCAAGTTCCCCTTCAATGAGCTTTCCAGATTCGCCTTTTTTTGCAAATCCTATAATCTTTCCTTGAGTGAAAATAGTTGGTGAGCCAAAGTAATCGTTTGTATCCGCAAAGTTTGAAAGTAAGTATTCCAAACGTTCAATTAGTTGCTGAACATCAGCCCAATCAACATTGTCGTCTTTCCCAAACACAACAGGTATTTTCTTGATTTGATTAGCCGATTTTTTCAATTGTACGAATTTATCATCTTGCTTTTTCTGCCAAATTACAATCTCCTCATCGGTGTACGTCTCGAAATATTCTGTAACTTTTCCGTCAATTTCTTTATAGGAAAAATGACGAGAAAAAGCAATCATATCACCGTTCAAATCAAAGAAAGGGTACAGTCTGTTATCATCCCATGGTGAAATTGGGGTTACTCTTAACTTCATTTTTGTTGGAAATCCATAATCATCAAATGCCTCAGATTGCTCCGAAATATGCCAAATTTCAGCAAATTGAGTACAACGAAGAATATCTTTGCACATTCTTCGATTGAACGAATCAATCTTGTTATCATCGAAAATGGTGTCAATTGCTTCCAAAACCTTTTTTTCATTATCATTTTTAGGCTCAGCATGAAGCTCAACAGGATTGCCAAAAGCAAATGACGTTGCAGTTGAAACAATTTTCTTCTGAAAAGAAATAGGAATTCTTCCGACTGGTTCAGACCTCACTTCATTTTCATCAATTTTCACTAATTTGTCTTGTCGTATCGTTTTGTCTAAAACCTTGTGGCCATCGACACGATACTGTTTTTTATACTCTTCAATGCTTAGATCGGGAGCATTGAATTTTAGAATTTTGATTGAAGCATCAGCGTCTTCAGTCTTTGTAATTTCGGATACTTTCATGAGTATTAGTGAAAAAAATTAGCTAAGTCTTTTGTTGTATTTTGTGTGCTTGGAAGAAACTCTTGACAATCGTAAGCCAGTAAATCAACGTATTCATCATGCTCTTTTACAGGAAATCCGCATACTTCATCTACGAAATCCTCATTCCAGTTGTCGATAACTAAGAACACACGGCCACATTCGATTTTGGGTGCTTCTGCATTTAAGCGTGTCACTTTA